AAATAGATAAAGAAAATAAAGACAAGCCAAAACCTGACATGATCAATCACCCACCTCATTATACCCAAGGAGGTATAGAGACGATTGAGTATATTCGAGCCAAGCTGTCGCCTGAGGAGTATGTTGGTTACTTGCGTGGCAATATTTTTAAATACACAAGTCGCATAGGTCTTAAAGGTGAATCAAGCGAAGATTCAGGCAAGATAGAATGGTACTCAAAAGAACTTAACAGATTTTTAACCGAAAGATAATTATGACCGAGCAGAGCAAAAGTTTATTTTATGCGTCAGAACCACCAAAGGTTCGAGCGTCTGAATCAAATCATTGGTACACGCGTGACGGTATACCACAGTATACAATCGTAGGTAAGAATGGTAAGGAGCGCAATACTACATTAAGAGACGCAAGAGAACATAACTATATACCTTCGGTTACTACTATCTTAGGTGTGTCAGCTAAACCTGCATTGGTTGCATGGATGCAAACACAAGTTTTAATGGCGGCTCTTACATCCACAAAACGTGAAGGTGAGTCAGAGCAAGATTATATTGACCGCATTATTCAAGATTCCAAACAACAAGGACGAGACGCCGCTGATCTTGGTACAGAGATTCATACAGCTATAGAATCGTTCTATGAGGGCAGATCGCATGATAAGTATCAAGATCATGTCCAAGGATGCGTTCGTGCGTTAGAAGAGCAATATGGAAGAATTGGATGGATTGCTGAGCGTTCTTTTGGTCATGAGCTTGGTTTTGCAGGAAAATGTGACTTACACGCAACAAATGACCCTGTAGGCAATGGTATTGTGGTTGATATTAAGACTAAAGACTTTACAGATCCTAAGGATGTGTTAGCCTATGATGATCACTTAATGCAATTATCGGCATATCGAGTAGGGCTAGGTATACCCAAAGCTCGTTGTGCCAACATCTTTGTCTCTCGCACGGAAGCAGGTTTGTGCAAAATAATCGAATGGTCGGAAGAAGATTTACAAAGAGGCTTTGAGATGTTTTGCTCGTTATTAAAATTTTGGCAATTAAAAAATAAATACAAATAATCGAAAGGATGAACGTATGAAAATTCTTATAGAATTAAAAAACAAAGAAGAGTTTTTAGATTTTGAAAAGTGGTATAAAGATTATACTCAAAAAAAATATTTAGGATCAGTTCCAATTGACGTTTTAAATTTAAGCAAAATGGTTGAATTTGAATTAAAAAATTTTTCTGAAATTAATACCATTTATGACTTAATGAATGCAACAGACAATACATTATTAAAAACTCCAAATATAGGAGCAACTACTGTTGCAAAAATAAGAATATCCCTTAAAAGATTTTTAAAGGATACAAATCTACAGGAGTTAAGATGATTAGCGAAGACTTAATTAAACAAATATTTTTTTACTGTGACAACAATGATCCTAATGGGCTATACACCGATCCACAAGGTGAGCCATTAGACATCATTGAATATGCTCGCAAGATTGAACAAGTGATTTCTGACAGCGTTCGATTGAAGGAGCATGCCCGATGCGTGGAGATTGTACGATCACTCAACAAAGACGTAGCAAGAGTGTTGGAGGATCGTAAGTAAGCTCTCTCGCAAAGAGCCTTTAAAAAGGAGGTAATCATGATAGAAACTCTAGCGCTAACATGCTTGGCGCAGACAATGTTCATGGAGGCACGCGGTGAGCCTCAGGCAGGTCAAATCGCCGTAGGAATGGTTTTGTATCGACGCGCTGACTTTAATCCAAAAAAAGTTTGTACAGAGATGGCAAGACCTATGCAGTTTTCTTGGTATGGTAAGATAAAGCCACCTGAGCGTGGCTCTTACGAACTGAGACCTTTTATATTACTTGCAGAAAAAATACTGTCGTTAAAAGTGCACGACACATCGAAAGGAGCCAATTACTTTCATGAAAAATCAATTCCAAAGCCCGTATGGGCACATCGCAAACCAATCAAAGTAGTCATCAATAATCACATTTTTTACTAATGTCTATAGATTTTGAGGATAAATATATGACCAATAGGGAATGGATATTTGGTATCATAGGAACTGTAGCCGTTACCACTATGATGCTTGTAAGTGTGGACATCACAATAAATAAATTTGAACCGAAGCCACTCAAAGACAAACGCATCAAGTGCGTTGACGGTGAATTATGGGAAGAGGTGCGTCCGCGCCTTTTTATCAAAAGCCATTTACAATGCTTCGAAGAAGGGAAGTTTAACTCAAGATGACCGACGATCAAATAGTACAAATCGCTAACGATGTAGACGCATTCCTTATGAAGGAAACGCAGTCTTTTAAGATCAATCCGATTGATTTAAGTGCGATCATCAATTCAAGATTGAGAATGTTAAGCGCTTCCGAGGGTTACGAAGATGATTTTGATGCCCTTGTAGATCACTTAAATAGTCAAACTGTCATAGTACCGAAACAAATACACTAGATAATGAAGAAAAGAACAGTAGAAGAATTAGCGCAAATAGTTAATGCGCATATGCAAAAGTACGAAAATACAACTCGCAATGGCATTAAAATAGCAACAGGTATCAACAATCATAAGCTTGATGAATTAGAGGCTTTGGGGTTAATTAAACTACCGCCAAAGGTCAAAGCAGGTATGCACAGCAAAACTTGGAGATGGTATAAAACATGACAGTCTTACGAACAGAAGAGCACTGCAAAGCAATTTACACATTGCTATGTAAACTACCTCCGTTCGACAAGATTGAAATGCCTAGACCTTCACAGATTAAATGGATCATATCAGACCGAGAGGATGTGCTTGGAGAGTATGAACCTGAGCCACATCGCATCACCGTGTCACTAGCAAGACAAGATCACTTCGAAAATATATGTAAGACCATCATTCATGAAATGGTGCATATGTTACTTTACCTAGAAGGTAAGTCACACTATGACAAACATGATAAGACGTTTAAAGCTTGGACAGCTAAGATAGCTGCTATTTATGGGTTTGACCCAAAAGAACTTTAGTCTTTAGACGGGAAGCGTTTAGTGACACTTTCGTATTGAGGACCATACTTACTATACAAGTATTCAGCGCCTGCTAACGGAATGCTTAACGCGCCTGCAACACCTCTTACGGGAGCGGGAACTGCGGGTGTAAGTGCCGTACCTGCTGTAAGTGCTTCAGCGGCAGATAATAATCCACCACCAATCTGACCTTTTTCAAATCTTTCTCTAGCTTGTTCAGCCGAGTATCCTGCGCCTAAGCCTGCTAATGGACCTGTAACGCGTGAATGCTTTCCAATAAATTCACCAATACCTCTTGGAAGTGCTTTCAGTCCTTCTTTAAATCTTTGACCTCTTGTAAGTGGCTTGACTTCTTTTTCAGCTAAAGCTTGTGGAGGTACTAATAAACCTGTATCTGTAGACGTTAAAGGACCCATCTTTAATACAGGGCTATCTTGAAGGATAATGCCTGACCTTCTCATACGCTCAATAATTTCTTTATTTTTCGCGGCTTGTTCTGCTCGACGTTGAGTCTCTAAATTAAATCCCGCTTCTCTTGCGCGACCTGATGTGCCAAACTCAGGTTGTGTGCCAAATCTAGGATCGGTTGGAGGTACGCCTGTAGCAGATGCTTTAGGCTTATTACCCATGTATTCACCAAAGCCTATTGCTGTACCTAAGCCTGCTCCTGTCGCAGGAAGTATTGCTTTGTCAATAGGACTTCTTTCTTCAAGAGTTTTTGGTTCTGCATCTAAATGCTCAGGCAGAGGTTCTACAGGTGTAAAATTTTCATCTTCAACTTGCGCTACTTCACCTGTAGCTACTAATGGACGCACGCTATGAATGTCTTCTAAATATGTTCTAGTCTCTTCAGGAATAACATTAGGATCTTCACCATTTTTTAAATAGCGTTTAGCTACGTTAGGATTGGCGTTATAAGCAACAAGCGCAGCTCTTTCATTGCCATCAAACATATCTAAATTTTCTTTAAATAGTTTTAATCCAATATCTATGTTGTGATTAGGATCTTGTAAATCTTCTACGGCGTAACCATACGCTTTGGCGTTAGCAGGCATGACTTGCATAACACCTGTAGCACCTTTAGGAGATTTACCTTTAGTTTGAAATTTATTTTCACGCCAAGCAAAAGCCAATGCAAGATCAGGATCGATGCCTACCTCTTGCGCTTTAGAGCCAATTAAGAACGCGTTATTTTGTTGTTCTTTATTAAGCTTAACTTTTGTGAAATCCATTTCCATAGTTATTCACTTTCCTTAGCTCTTTGTATAGCTTCCCAAAGACTTCCGCCTTTTTTAGGTTCTGATGTTGACTTTTCAGTTCCTACTCGTGCAGGCGTCATACCGTATTTAGATAATAGATTACCAAGCTTATTATCGTAACCTACCTTAATTGTATTATATTCAGGCGATCCCTTGAATTGTCTTACAGTACCATTTGGATGAGACTCTTGCCACTGTGCAAATTTGGTTGCCATAGCATTATCGAACTCAGCGCGTGCAATAATACTTTCTGCTTTGAGCGCGGCTACTTTTGGATTGTCTGAAATTTGTGGACCTACGTTACGCACAATGAGTCGTTCGTTATCAGATACTTGACCTTGACCTTTAAACGCTTGACTGAAACCTAATTCAAGTTTAGCTATGTTTCTAGCAACAATAGCCGCAGCGTTAATCTCTTCTTGCGTACCACCTGCCTTACGAATAATGTTTTCAATATTAGAAACACCTACGCTGATGTCACCAAATTTAAGTGGTTCACGAATTAATTCGCCGAATGCTGTTGCAACGCCTGGCTTGGCTAAGATACCAAACGCATTTTTAGTTTGTGGGTTAGTTGCAATCGTGTAAACAGCTTTAGCATCATTAATTTGATCGACAGCGCTATCACGCCTTGTTTCAAGAAACTCAATATCTTTTACGTTTGCTTTTGCAGTTTCTTTGACTGTTTCTTTTTCGCCTTCAACTCTTGTTGCTCTTTGTTGTGGAGTTTCAAATTGCTCAGTTGTTTTTCCTGTTGGGGATACGACAGGTCTTCTACCTAAAATACCTTTGTCTTGGTAATACTGATTAAATATAGCTGTACGCTCTTCAATAGGCATATCTCTTGTTGCTCTATCTAACTTTTCAATTTCTTTAGCTTGTTTGATGGTAATGTTTTCTGTTGGTTCACCAATGACAGGTAAAGTTATTTTTGTTGAGCCAAATTCTTTTTGTTCAAGCTCAAGTTCTTTTTGTTGATTGTCATAAAGCTTTTCTAAAATAGCTTGTGTCTCTTTTGTCGGAGCGGCTACAATCATTTCTTTAGTAATTCTTACGCCACTTCTTGGGTCTTGTGCTCCTTCAATGAGGCTATATGCGTCAGGTACAGATAACTTTTCTGTACGAGCTACAGTTGTTGGAGCGCCTGTTCTGCCAATTTTGCCTGATACTATATCTTGTAAATACTGTTTGCCTTTTAATTCTTTTTCAAGCGCATAGTCTTTTTCTGTTTGACCGAGTTGCAAACCTAAAAGCTTTTCTCTAGTCAATTCATCTTCTAGTTTTAATTTTTGTTCTTCTTGCGCGGCTTGACCGTAACCTTCAAAAGCACTACCTAAGCTCTCAAAGAAGTTACCTGTCTTACCAGGCGTTAGGAAACCTTTAGATAGCGCTAACATTTTAGGATCATATCCTAGATTAGCTGTTCTACCTTTGAAGCTTTCAATCATCTTTTGAAGATGCTGATCATAAGCAAGTCTTTGCTTTCTTAATCGCTCAGTAGCGTCACCTTTGTAAAGAGCTTCTTCTGAAGTTTCTTGTACAGCAGGTGTAATAGGTTCTTCAGGTTGAGTGACTGCGTTTAACCCGCCTTGAATATCGTCAGCCATTATGAATTCCTTTTTGCTTTATGTTTTAAATAGTTTTGAAAGTTCACAGGTACAGGTTTTACTTTGCCACCTTTTGCGTAACCTACAGTACCACCTTCAGCAAGAGGTAAACCAATACTTCTACCAAGACTCATAAGTTGATCAAAAGCCGCTTGCGGTAAGCCTAAAATACTAGCTAAACCTGATTGTTGTTGTGTTGTTCCTGTAGTTCCTGTTGTACCTGAAGGTGTACCCATAAATGCACCAAGACCCGTGAGTAAGCCACTAATTTGTGATAACGGGCTTAATGAATACTGACCTGCTTGCCCTGGTCCTGTTGTTTGTGTTGTTGTACCTGTAGGAAGACTTAACCCTGTAAATAGTTTAGCAAGGTTTTGTGCTTGAATCATTGGATAGTCTAGTTGTTTTTGACCTAGCGCTTGTTGTTGACCGCCTAACTCTTCAAGTGTTTTAAGACCGCCTGTACCAATGCTGTATTGTTGTTGAGCTACATTACCTAAGCCTTGACCTGCTTGCATTTGACGGTTTAAGTCGGTTTGCGCGGCTTTCATCGCGTCACCATAACCTGAATATAATGCTTCGTATTGTTTGCCTAATAGATTACGTTGCATATCAGCTAGTGCTTGACCTGTTACGTTAGCTTGTCGAGTTGATCCAAAACTGCCTGAACCTACGCCTGCACCTCTTAACGCAGGTAAAACACTACGTTGAATATTTTGTTGTTGTAAGCGTGACATTTCATCCACAACATTGCGAGTGTATGGATTCATATATGCACCAACCATAGTCGGAGCTGCTGTTGTACCCGCCGCGCCTAATAGAGAAGCCGCGTCACCTGCTGTTTGTGCGCCACTAAATGCAACATTAGGTGCCATTTGAAATGCTTGTTGTTGTAAAGGAGAGAATCCTGCTACACCACCTTGCTGAACAGCGCCTGTACCAATATTTGCAATGTCTTGTAAATAGTTAGTATAAAACTCAGGTAAGACCGTCTGATCTTGTTTAGTAGTGGTTACTGCGGGTAACGGCGCGCCTTGAAATATATCAGCCATTATTTTGCTCCTTTAAGATATGCCAATGCAGATTTGCTTTTTGGCGGTATTTTATGTGTGGGTGCGCTACGTTTATGTGCGCGAATATTTTCTCTAAATTCGTCTAACATTTTAGCACCTGCTTTGTTTGAGCCGTTGCCTAATTGTGCTACTGTTTCTGCATCGATGACGTATTCACCGTCAGCAAGCATTGCAGGAATGTCGTCAGATTGACCATCACCCGCACCTTGTACATAAGCGCCTTTTCTGTAATCTTGTCTACCTTGTACTATAGGCACATTAGGATTATTACCTTCTGTTACAGGTATATTTGCGTTTCCATGTGGCGAACCACCTTGAGCAAGTCTGTATGGTTGCGTTGGTGTCATGCTTAAACCTGATAGTAACGGATTGCGTGCGCCACTATATCTAAATGTTGGTGAATCAGAGAATGAAGGAGGAGCAAAATCAGTTGGTGCTGAAGTTGTTACTCTTTCATAAGGTAAAGGTGTTTCACCTGCCATTGTTCTAATTGGAAAGTCTGATGAGTCATCATATGCATTTCCCATAGCTAGTGGTACGTCTACAGGCATATCTTGTACGATAGAATCAGTTGCATACGCTCTTGGATCTATTGAATATAAGTATTCAAAACCTTCAGGGCTTATGTATGTAGAACCGTCATCATTCCTTACAGCATATTTATCATAGAACGCATTAGCTTCAGGACTGTTGTAAGCCATGTTATAACCTACAGTACCAAATTGATTATTCATTGTTGCCATGCTTGGTTGCGCTATTAAAGCTTCATGAGCGCTTACATAATCAGGATTAGTTGCGTCATATAAAGATGTCACTGCTAAATCTGATAATCCACCGTCAGCAAATTTTTTAATTGCTCCACCTTTTTTAGAGCTTAATACTTGCGCGGGATTTACATCAGAACCGTAAGAATAATAAGATGATGAAGCTTCAGGTGTAGTCACAGCTAAACCGCTCATAGGCGCTACACTAGCTTGTGTTGTACCACTAGGTGCTACAGTTTGTTGTGCTACTGCTGTTGTTGTACCTGTGGTTGTGTCGTAAACTAAATCACCGTTTGCATTATAAATATTGCCGTCAGCATCTTGGAAATATTGTTGCGTTGTTTGCGTAGGTGTTGTCGGTGTTGTTGGTGCTGTAATAGCAGGCAATCCACCTGTAGGTGTTGTTGGTGTTGTTACAGGTTGGGCAGATGTAGGAGTGGTTGGAGTTGCACTTGGAGAGAGCGCTCCCGCACCTGCGCCAAAAGGTGATACACCTAAGTTTGCATACAATTGTGAGTAATCATATGGTGTAGTTGGTGTACCGTATTCTGAGTAAGGAACAAATCGAGCAGGACCTGTTGGTGTTGTGCGTGGTTTTAATGTACCTAACGCTGTCATGTCGACACCTTTGTTTACAGGTTGTTCTGTAGAGTTAAGTAATTGTGCAATAAGTGTTCCAAGTAAAGCACCTGATACGCCTTTATTACCTAGTAAATTACTAATTGTATTTACTATGCCTGATTGTGATGTGTCTTGTGTTACAGGGTTAGTTAAATTTGTTGCTGTAGCCACAGGCGTATTAACACCAAGAAGATTGCTAGAATTTACTGTGTTATCTACACCTAAAAGATTGCTTGTGTTTGCAAGAGGATCACCTGTGTTAGTGTATGTAGAAAGATCAATACCACCTGTAGATCCCTCTGCAAATCTAGGCACTGATCCGCCTTTTTTAAATAATGGTGTTGCTAATCCGCCCTTCACAGAACCTCCGTCTTTTATATATGTTGTGCTACCTGATGTGTAGTTGCCGTAATCAAAATAATCACCTAGATCACCATACATACTTGAGTCAAAAGCAGGTAAACCCATAAAGTCTTCGAAGAAGCTAAAGTCGTCACCTACGACATCAAAGTTTGAATCGTAATAATTTCCTGTGTCAGGTTCGTAGTAATATCCATTGCCGTACTCTAAAACAAGATTACCTGCGTAATCGTAAATGTCACCTGCATCACTTTGAAAGAATTGACCTGCGTCAGATCCTGTGTCTGCGTTTGGATCATAACCACCGCCATCCATAGTGCCACCTGAGATAACACTACTTGGATTGTAATAGATTAATGTGCCATCCGCATCATAAACATTACCGCTTGAATCTTGAAAGTATTGATTACCTGTTTGTGTAGTACCGCCTGTTGTACCGCCTGTACCTGTGCCTGCCTCAAAACCAAAATTACCTGTATTTGTTCCTAGATTTGTTCCGCCAATTTTATCGTTTGGTAATGCAACAACCTCACCGTTTTGCATGTTGACGCCTGATATTACATAGTTAGACTGACCATTTGTTTTTCCGTATGGCAATCCTGTCAAAGGATTAATCATTGCGTCAATTTGATCTTGTGTAGTACCTGCGGGAAATTTTATACTATTTACACTTCCTATGTTTCCTGTTGGTGTTGATCCTGTTGGCTTTGATCCTGAAGGAGTTTGACCTGAAGGTGTTTGTCCTGATGGAGTCTGTCCCGTAGGCGTACCTGTTAAAGCAGTACCTCGATTACCCATTAAGTTACCTAGCGCATAACCTAAAAGAGCTCCTGCACCTAATGGAACCTCGTTCTTTTCCATAGCTATAGTAGGCATTGGCATGCCTGTAGCACCCACAGATGTTGTGGTTGTTGGCGCTGTAGCTATTGCAGGCTTTCCGCTAATGTTAAGGCTTGTTGGGTCGACTGATTGTGGAAGTGCCATAATTTATCCTTATGCTATACCCAAGCTTTTAAGCCAATTCATATCAGTAACGGGCGTTAATTTGCTGACATCCACTTTAGTTGGAGGGGTTTGAGTTTGATTTGATTGTAAACCACCTGTAGGGGTTTGTGTAGTAGTATTTGGTGTTGTTGGTGTTGTTGGTGTTGTAGTTGTTGTTCCGCCTGTAGTAGGTAAAGCGCCTGTAAAAGGTGTTAAGGTACTTGGGTCTTTTTTAATAGGAGTGACACTAGATGTTACATTACTTGGCAAGCCACCTGTAAACGGCTTTAATGTGCTGACGTCTACTTTTGATGGTGGTCTTGGTTTAGTAGGTAAAGAAGGTCTTTGAGGATCGTTGCCTAAAATTGCGTTTACAACTTGATTGGTCACTACACCTTTTGTAATATTACCCAATAGATTGCTTCCAACATTTGTAAGGTAGTTAGTTAAATTTGATCCTATGTTAGGTGTAGTTGCTCCCGTGGTTCCTGTGCCTGTAGTGGGGGAAGGTGGTGTAGGTTGACCTATGCCATCTTCAGGTAATTTTGGTAAATTTTCGTATGGATTGGTTGATGTTCCTGTTCCCGTACCTGTTGTTGGTGTTGTAGGTGTTGTAGGTGTAGTAGGAACCGTTGTGTCTGTTGTAATAGGAGCTTTATAGTCAGCAAAAAGTTGTGAAGCTTGCGAAGTTAATTGATCTTTAACCGCCTGATCTGTAGCCTTTGAAAAATCTTGCAAGAATGTATTTTGTTGTGCTGTTAAATTAGGTGTAGCAACTGTTGTATTTGGCTCTACTTTTAATATAGCTTGATTATAATTATTTAGATCTGTGTAGTATTTAGATGCATTTGTGTAATCACCTTTTGATAATGCATCAGCCATTTGGAAATTAGAGTAATCAGCTTGAATTTTATTTGTGAATGTATCGTATTGCTTTGTAAGCGTATCTAAGCTTGTTATATCGCTGATATAATTATCAATCAATCCCTGATTATTATTAATCAAACTATCCAAATATGATTTAGCTTGTTCATATTGTGGCATTAAAGTTGAATCAACATATGTATCTGAAAAATCCCCATAGTTGTTTACAAATTCATTAATTGTAGGTATTACATTTTCGTTAAGTTCTTTTGCTATACTGTTTGCTGTAGTGACATCTCGAGCGTCTTTTGCAGAGTTATATTGAGCTAACTTTGTATCATAATCTGATTTTAGTTGTTGGTATTTTGTGCTAGGAGCGTTTATTTCTTCTGCTAGATCATTAACAATACCTTGTTGTTTTCTTACTTGATCTATAAAGCTTTGAGAGTCTTGTACTCTGTTATATTTTGTTTGTATTTCAGTTTCTGTTTGTGCTAGTTTAGGAGCATACTCTTTAAGAGAGTCCCATGTTTTTGATAAGGTAGTACCTACAGCGCTACTAAAACCTGCCATACCTGCTGCTTTTAAAATATCCCCGCCTGTTACAGCCGCCGTTAAACCCGCCATTGTGGCAGAACCAACTGCGTTAGATATAACATTAGAAACGACGTTGTCACCTAAAACGTCAGCAATTGAAGAGCTAATAAATCCTGTTGGATCAAGATTAATACCTAATGATTTTCCGATGGATGGCAAGAATGGAGTTAACCCTGCGGTTGCTATGTCAGCTATACTTCCACCGTTCATAGCAGAAATAGCCGCTCCCCCAATGGCTTTTACCGCCGTCTGACTAATTGAAAAAAAATCTCCAAGACCAGGTGCAAAATAGTTTAATGCTACAGTTGAAATAATAGGAAATGCATTGTCAACCACAAACTCTGCGACTGAGCCTATAACATCAATTACACCACCAACTATGTCTTCTACAAATCCACACATTATTTAATTCCAATCTCTAATTTATATCCAAGAATTTCTCCTGAATCACCATAAGCCCTAATAGGAGAATCGTTTACTTCAAACTTAATAGAATTTGCTTTTCTAATTAATCGCAATAAAGACGCATTTCTTACAATGCCTGTAAGTTTTTTATATCCGCTTATTTTTAATGCTTTACCAAACTCTCGCAATGCTTCTAAAAATTTATCTTGTGGGTCGGCTGAAAACAAATGAGCTTGAGACGCTACAGGACTTTGTACTTGAAAAAATAAAATAGTTTCCCCATGTCGAAGCGCTCTAAATTTATTAGATTTAATAGCCGCGTATACATGTGAATATACATTTTCCCAATCAGCACTTGGATTCATGCGCTCAAGACTACGCTTCACAATCTCTTGTGGAGTTAGCTTTTCCTCAATCTTTGGAGGTGGCATTTTAGAATTTGGATTATATTCTTTTCTTGGTTTTGCGCTTTTTGGCATTATTGTTCTGTCCTTTGATTTACTGTGTTGACAACTGCTGATGCCCAATCTTGCCAATTTTCAAATTGATAAGGATCAGGAATAGCATTGTTTGTAAATATATCAATTGCATTTAATCCTACCGCCCATGACTTCCATTCGTCTTCGTTGTCAGATGGTATTTGTAATTGTTGACCTGAGTAAGCTTCGCACATGAGACTTGCCCATGATTGAAATGTATGATACCTCGGATCGTAAACCAATGATATAGTCATTAGTAACCTCTCACGTCGCCAATATCGGCACTTAGTAATAGGTAACCTAATTGATAGTTACCGCCTACGACGTTACTTTCAAATTTTAATCTTAACTCTCTACGTTGTTCTTTCATATCAATCTTGTTTGTATTAGGCGAAAATGTATAAGCAGGTGATGTATAGTCTTCAGCTTGTGCATATGGACGACCTGTTACATATAAATTCATGTCACCGTTTTGTATAAAGTCAGGTTCTACACGCTCTAGTCTTAACCAATAATTAGCACCTTCGGCTGATTGTTGTGCAGGACCACCTGACACCCAACCTAAATTATTTGTCTCAAAATAACTTTGAATGGCTAGTGGCTCATTAGAGATAATTGCGTCAGTACCAACCTCATGTTGATATAAACTTACTAAACTTTGAAGGTCAGTGGATGATAAGGTAATTGCAAAGTTTGATCCCGCAGGAATAAATTGACTCGTAATTGTAATGCTTCCTGTTGACGCGGATGATGTGTCTAAGATGTATGTGCCAATACCACCGCTACCTGAGCTAAATGCAGATATGCGTGTACCTGCTGTAATGCCTGTACCTGAAACATATTGACCTACATATAAAGTTCCTGACGTCACGGCAGTCACTGTCATCACAGTTCCACTTACACTTCCTGTAACTGTAGCTATCTCTTGTGTTAATACATCGTTTACAGCGTAACCTGAACCCTTGTTAACCATAGTAACATTAGTCACTACGTTACCTGCTACGGTAATGTTTGCGGTAGCACCTGTACCTGTAACGCTTCCCGTTAAAGCGACGCTGTAGTAAGTGCCATTTGTATATCCCGATCCTGCATTGCTAATTGTGGGATAAGATGTAATAGCACCTTCTGTATTTACATTCCAATCCATATTAATTGGATAGTGAAATACCTGTGAGAAGTATCCTGCTGATCTTCTTGATCCTACTGATAAGCCTGCGTCATACCAACAGTTTTCACGAATGTTATAAATAATTGCGTCGTTACATTCCTCTGAGTCACCTCTTGGATAGAACCACCATACCTCACCAAAACGAGGAACTTTTGTAGCATAGATTTTTTGTCTTTGTGCGTAATTTAAATTATCAAAGAAATAGTTTTGATTCATCGAGTTTGGAATTTCTTTAACCACACCGTTGTATAGTAGGAAACGGTCAACACCACACCAATAATAAATACCGTCATACTCGATGACAGACTGAGAAGACATAATAGAAGTTTGTGATGAGATAATATCGTAACGCCAATAAAGCGTTGCACCGTAGTCACCACTGTTTGGAATGCCTATGTTTGTAGGCGCGTAGCTTACTCTGATTAAAGAGTCAAGTGACCAAAACAATCCTGATGGTGCGTTAGAACCACCTCGTAAGGGAAGACCTTTTACAACTTTTGTAGAAGCAGCGTTTGTTTCGTTAGCGTCGGCGGATACCCAATCATTGATATTTCCTGCTGAACAATTCTTAATAAGACCGTTATTGCCATACACAAATACATATGGGTGTAGAACAACAACGCCGCCTGATACATCGATCTGATTGTCAAAAGTCAGTGTTACACTTGCATTAGTTGCAGTAGCGTTGTTAGATAAGGTAAGTGTTGTATCTACAATAGACACGACTGTTGTATTGGCAGGAATGCCTGTTCCTGTTACAACTTGACCTGCGCCTATAAGTGTATTCGATGCTGTTAATGTAACTGTGGGTAATCCGTTTGTCGTTGCACCTACGGCTGTAAATACGCCGATAGCAGACATAGTTGACCCTGTAATGTCACCACCTAAAACAGGCGTGTTATTTTCGCTTGCAATATCGTTTAGGTTTAAACCAGGGTGCGCAAGTAGTGTTTGATAACCGCTACCCTGAGAATCATATTCTGAATCAAATTGCCAAAGGTTAGCATCATTTGGGGTGAAGTCTGAAAGAGTAAAATCAGTGATACCTGTACCAATGCCAATGTTATTAATTGGTAACGCTTGAATACCGTTGTTGTATCCATTAAAAACTCTGTTAAATAAACCTTGTGGATCTAAGTATAATCCGCGTGAAGGACCTGCCATACCGCCTGTAATTTCACGATAGCCTAATATCTTTCTAGGACGACCACGTTGAAACCTTACCCATTGACCATCTGTGTAAACAGCCCGATCAAATACTGTACCGTCACGTTGAATGCCAGGTTGGGTATCAAGTGCAAATACCTTCTTTGTCATTAGAAGGTTCCCCCAAGAACTCCTCCGCTAAAAGTGCCTGTGCCTGTTACTTGTATGCCTGATGCATTTGTTTGAAATCTGTTTGTACCAAGTATTGATATATTAAAAGCACCTGCACCTGATCTATAAACACCTGTAGAAGGTTCTGATGCAAAATAAAGAGATGGGTTAGCCGCGCTACCATTTGCTAAAGCATTAACAGAAGCACCTGCTTGAACAGTGTTAGCATTGTAAAAATTAACACCGTCACAAATTAATGTAGATTGATTACCTGATGATACGGTTGCGTCAGCACCGCCTGCAACCCCTGTTGTAATAGTAAGTGTATTACCACCTGCTGTAGTTTGATTGCTTACAACATAAAATGCTACTACAGGAGGATAAGTTATTGTTACATTGCCTGATAAAGTACCTACATACTCTTGTATAAGCGATTGCGATTCTGTCGCAGATAATGAATAACTTCCTGTTGTGACTTCTTTAGTAATTGAGGTAAATACAAATTGATTGCTTACTCCGTATCCAACAGTAACAAAACTTGTACCATCACACACGATAATACATGACTCATTTGGCTGAAATACTTTAGATGATGCAAGATCAATTGTGTCAGAACCTGATGTAGATATAGTAAGTGTGCCTGTTCCGTTGTTTTTAATCATACAGAACCAATCATCACCAAGCACCGACGCTAACGGTAATGTTGCAGAACCTGAACCACCACCCCAAACTTTAGTTTGCGCTCTATCGCTTGCTAAGAATGTGTATCCTGCTGAAATGCTTGAAATTGGAGAAGATTGATTAAGAGTTGCACCAATAGCTTTTAATCCACGACCTGCTAATGTTGTAGCGTCAGGATCTGATGTACCAATACCTAAAGCTATGTTTGACCAAGTACCTGAAGCAGTAGAGTTATTAGTTAGGTAAAAGTATCTTGTAGCACCTGCGGTAAGTGTGCCTAACGTAGTTCCCGTTGAACTTTTAATAGTTAAAGTATAAGCGCTTGGGTTCTTAATAAATGCATCTTGACCCACAGACACTTGATTTGCAGGAGGCATGTAAACAGATAAGCCACTTGTCAATGGTGTAATATCCATAATACGAGCGGCAACACTTGTTGACACGTTGCCGTTAACAGGCCATACAAGCGTTAAGTCAGATGATATTGAATACGACGCGTAACTTACATCGGTAGGTAAAACAACGTCGCCTGCAAAGGGAGAGGTGTATGTAGTCATGTTTAAGTATCAAGAACAGTTGCCTGTCTGTCTCCAATTCGTTGTGTGTTTTCAGTTTTAAGTGTATTCATAATGGCTGTGTATTGTGATTGCCACATAGGAAGACGCTCGTCATTTTTTAGGAAAGGCATAGCTTGTAGGAGCGAACCATAAAGCAATGCTTGTGGTGCATAGATAGTAAACCAATTAGTTTGGTTTGTAGAATCTAATGGCTGTACGCGTTCGTAGTACAAGACTTCAAAGCTATAGTTACTATCAGGTGTTGGTGCGACTAACCAATTATCATAGTTGTAATCGCAATAGAATTTAGGCACATCTGTTTGTGTGTCATCAGGCCAATATTCTCTTAGGTATTCGTATTTGCGTAATAGAACAGGTTGACGTTCACCTGCTACAGTAATGTTCATTGATACAGTTTTGTGCCAACGCGCAGGCTTTTGTATGGTGTTTGCACCCGCTACAAAGGTAGAATTAGCAACATTAAGGTTGCCTAGAAACTTAATTTCAGACGCAATAACTTGCTCTGCAAGCATAATAAAAAGCGGGATCTTGTCAATAGTTGCTTGATCCGTACGCTCTAAATAAGACTGAATATTTTCGACCAAACTATCGTAGGTCATCGCGACTGCTGTCGTCATAACTACCCCTATAAATATTCGGCTTCAGCGTCCCGTCTCACTACAAGACCATTTAGCTTTTTACCGCCACCATTAACCCATTTTTTTAATTCTCTTGAGGCAGATTGAAAATCACCCTCGTTAAGTTTCTTTCTTAATGTGCTTGATTTTAACCGACCTATGCCTAAATTGTAAGCAAAATCTGCTATAGCACCTAACTGTTCACCCTCTAAATCAGGACATAATTTTTGTGTTGCCTTTAAAAAATGCACAGCATCATGCATAAGTCTTTTATCGGCATACTCTTGGCTCCATACAGTATTCGGTAATATGTCCTTTCCTGTTGATCCCCAACCGCAAGTAAGTACACCTGCAGGGCAATAATAAGCCTTTAACTTACATCCCTCAAAACGCTTTATAAGCTTGATAAGAAGCTCTAAAGCGGTCATTATTTACCTCTTGAGCTAAATACTCTATGAGCAAAATAAAAGCCTAGGATGACACCTACAAGCTCTTTATCCCACTCTGTTAATACAAATCCTTGCGTATATAAGCAAAACCACCATACAAGTAATGCTGTAGTAGCACAAGCAGGTCTGATAGCGCCGTTCCATGCATCAATGTATTTATTACCTGTTGATTGATTGACTGTCTTTTGCGCGGCTATAAAAGCTTCTGCATCAAGTTTTTCCACTTCTGCATCAGCCATAACTTCAACTTGTTTAATTTGCAATTCAGCAGAGACTTTAAGTCTTTCCATTTCTTGATCATGTTTTACCTTTTCTAAATCAGCTTGAAGCTTCATGGACTCTAATTCATGTTTATGATCTTGGTGTTTTGTCCAAGCGGCTGAAACTTCTCCCCATATCATGCGGAAGACAGATCCACCTAAAAATGAGAATAGAGCACTAAACATTATTTACCTTTTCTTTGAGCGTCATGCTCTTCAAGAATTCTAATACGGACATTAAGCTCAGCCATTTGTGACCTTAATTCTTCTTTAAGTTTAGCTCTTGCTTCTGCTGACACAGGACTATCTGTAGGCACGCCTTGAGATGTAATTAAAGCAGGCATCTTTGACTTGATGTCAATAAGATCTGCTTGCATCGAAGACATGGATGTAAGTAACCATGCAATCGCTGATACGATTACAGGAAATAACAAAGATGTTATTTTTTCCATGTTCATTTTAAAACAATACTAAGTAGCAAAAGAATAATGGCGCCTGCTGATGCCATTAGGATTCCTTCTAATCTTTTCAGTCTTGCGTTAATAGCTTCATATCTCAGCGCACAAACTTCTTCGTGAGTAGTTAGACGATGATCAACCTCGTTAATTTGTTGCTGAGACATAAAACTATTCCTTTATTCTGCTTTTGTTTGCTCATCTTCACGAGCTTTAATAATAGCTTCTGCTTGCGAAATACCTTGCTCTTGTATTTGTTTAATCAAAGAAAATACATTTTGATAGGGCAATGTACCTAAATTTGCAAGTAAAGCGTTTGTATCCTCTAAAGACAATTCTAATTTAATCACTTATCTCTCCTTTTTGTTTATAAAATTATAAATAGTCAATGCCCACTTTTTAGCGTCTTTTTTCTTTACTTTAAACGCATAATTTGTTGGGTTTTGAAAAACAACATCAGTATTGGTGTATTTACTTGACCTTACTGTGTCGAGCCATATTAACATATCAGGACTAAAAATGTCTCTAATTTGTTTGGTAGGAGCTATAAAATCAGCTATGACGTAATCAGCTTCGCTTTTTTTGGCTAACTTTGCCATTCTTTCGGCTTGTCTTATACGACCTTCAGGGCTAAAGTCCCAATCGTTGTTGGCTTCTCTTACCTCATCGCCATTAATGCGAATCGATGACCTTTCGTCATTTTGAAACAAACTGTGTAGTTCTTTAGCTAACTCGGATTTGCCACTTCCTGACAAACCCATGATAAGTATTTTCATATAAACCAAGTGACAATTGAGTATCGAGTTCCTTTTGTCACAGGCATTACTTCATGAGGATACATAAAGTTAGAAGGAAACATAAGAGCATCGCCTTTTTTTAATTTGTACTTTAATTCTCTATCAAAAAATGCAAATTCACCACCCTCAAAATCATCATTTAGAATAAATGAGCATGATACAGATCTAGGATGTTCTTTAAAAGAATCAACATGTTGTTTGTAAAAACAATTTTCTGAATATCTTAATAGTTCGTATCCACTATCTTGTTGAACCCTACAGTGAATAAATTTTTCATTATATTCGTTTATACATTTTGATGCTCCATCAAATATATATTTATCCAAATTACTTCTAACTTCTTTATTTTTTTGAATTGTAACTTGATCAGAAATGTATATTTTTTGGCAATTTCTTGTGTCTGTTTTTATATTCCCCATTCCAACAGCTGTCGCTTTCCATTCATAAGTATTTTTATATTCTTTTAATGTTTCATCGCACAGGTCATTGCTAAGTGCATTTTTTACTATATAAATATAATCTTCTAATTTTGTATTTTTCATATTTTTATTATGTTATCTTTACAATTAAAACCTGCATCTTTTACATGAAAATTTATTTCAACGGGTTTGTATTCAATTCCAAAATAATTACATATTAATTGGCAAGTTTCTTTTTGATTATTTAAAAAGTAGTTACTTTCAATGAATATTATATCTTCTGCTTGAGTTGCGTAAAAAAACCTAGATGACCATAAAAGCGCTTCTTCTTGTCTATTTATCTCTCTAACAGATTCTAATTTTTTTAAATGGTCGTCAAAATTTCTATATAAAAAAACTATTTTACTATTTATGTATGGAATTATTTGAAAAGCTTTACTTGGATATTTAACTAAATGCTCATCTAAATGATTGCTATCAAAATTAATTTGATCTATTGGTTGGCAAGCCCAAGATGGTTCAGCTAAAGTTGGAATTGATTTACTTAATAAGCAAGATAGTAATGTAGAGCCACATCTTGAGGTATGAAATATAGAGTATTTCATTATTCAGTTAAAGTATACCAACCCGTTACAATATATTTATTGCAGGAGTAAACAGGGTTTCCTCTGTGCGTGTGGGTAAATGATGCAGGGAAAAATACAACAGTTCCTACGGTTGGCTTAACTCTCAATCCCTGAAATAAAAACTCTGTCTCACCTTCGTTGTCATGAACATCATTAAGGTAAATCATCCAAACTAATACTCTAGTTGCGTATTTAACATTTGCTTGTTCACAGTGCCAAACATGGAAACCGCCTTTTGGTGGAACTTTTTGTAATTTTATATGTTCAGATGACAATTTAAGCTGTTTTATAGTAAAGTACTCTTTTGCATATTGTTCTGCACACACATTTAAAATTTCATTTATTTTGTGGCGAATTTCAGGAAGCCTATCTTCCATAGCAAAAATAGAAGAAGTGTGCCTTCCTAGCTCTTGCTTGGGATCTGTATTTAGCCCATCTTCATCACAGCCATTTTTTAATTCGTCTTCAAACTTTTGAATTATTAAATCGCATTCTTCTTTGGGAAATATGTTTTCGTAAATACCTATAAAATTTTTGTACGTTGTTTTAATTTTCATTTACAGATTATTAAACTACTTGCGCTTGTTGCTTAGCTAATTTTTTTGCCTCTGCTTCAGCTTGCAATCTAGCAATTTCCGCCTGCTCTACATCGTAAGCAATTTGCCATGCGGATAAAGCATCATTAGCCCATGATGGAATCTCATTAATGTTTTCATTAACTTTTATATTGTTGACAAATTCAATATGTCCGCTTCCATTATTCCATTGCAATGCATGAACATCTGAAGGTATTTGATTTAAATCAAGACCTGCATAAGATTTTCCATCTTTATAGACGGCGCCATCGTCTTTAATTATTGTTAATTTCATCTTTTACCTCTATTAAATTATTAGCAGGTAATCCTGCGGTTGTTAAAAGAATTTGTTGTGTAACTTCATTGGATTTAACCATTTCATTTCTAAATGATTCAATAGCCGATCCTGTTTCTCTATTGACTTTACTATTTTCAATTAGTAACATAGGCATCCAATTTAAACAGCAATTGCCTGTATTGATGTCTTCTCCTGTTTGTGGGTTTTTTCCCGCTAACTTAACCCAAAATTTACAAGCTACTAACTCACCATTTCGTATTGATCCATCTTCAATACATTCGTCATTTATAATAGGGCAAATGACTTTATTAATTTTTGCCATAAGACTGCATATTTTTTTTAAAGTTTATAAATGAATCAAATGTTTCTTTTGCTAAATTTGTATTTTCTATCATTCTTCTAATATTTTTTCTAATTGCACATCCTGTAATTTGATTATCTTCAATAACTACAAAATTACATGTTGGGCATGATTGTTCTAATGTTTTTTGTGTTAATGGACAAATAACTTTTGGTTCATCCATTAGTCTTTACTTGCAATAATAAAGTCATAGTATTTAAGAGACTGTGTTAGCGAATGGGTATGGGAGCCACCACCGCCTTGAGCAAAAACGCGTGCAGAACCTGAAAAAATATTATTCGTGTTGTTTACGCTATAATTTCCTGTTTCAGGACCAGCAGCGTCACCATTGTTATATTGATTTCCTGGGTGATCATGGCTTGGCATCTGTGATATTGAAAGCGTTGTAGCACCTGATGCTGTTTGAGCATTCCATGTTGAGAATGCTGTTGTACCGCCTGTAGTTACAGATCCTGTTACCAATCTTAAAATAGAATCGTTAATTGCCGCTGTTGTGTCTTTAGTCCAACCTGTTGGTGCTGATGTTTGTTGGAATGACATACGAGTTCCTGCGGGGAAACTTGATCCGCCCGCGGTTTGGAATGTTGGTAATGCACCTGCGCCGTTCGATGTTAATACTTGACCTGCGGTTCCTACGGAAGCAATAGATTGCTCTGCTCCACCTGCGGTTGTACCACCACAAATAACAGCATATGCTGTATTGGTTGTTCTACCTGAACCGCCGTTTGCTACAGGAAGAGTTCCTGTCACACCTGTTGATAATGGAAGACCTGTACAGCTTGTTAATGTACCTGATGTTGGAGTTCCTAATGCGGGAGTTACAAGTGTTGGTGAAGTAGCTTGCACTACAGAGCCTGAACCTGTCGTTGCTAAATTACCTAGAACACCTGCATTGTTATAAAGAATGTATCCGCTTGTACCGCTTGTAATCGATGTTGTACCTACGGTTAAACCTGTAGAAGGAGCCGCTGACCAAGCAGGAACACCACCTGATACAGATAAAAGTTGTCCTGATGAACCGATAGGTAACTTAGCTAGTGTGTTAGATGCGGATGCGTAAAGAATATCACCTGTTGTGTAAGTTGTGATGTTTGTACCACCGCTACTAATACCTAATGTACCTGTGACACCTGTGCTTAATGGCAAGCCTGTTGCGTTTGTTAAAGTCACAGCACTTGGTGTACCTAAGTTAGGTGTTGTAAATACAGGGGATGTTGTTAAAGCAATACCTCCTGAACCTGATACGTTTTGACCTAAAGCGGTTGCAACACCCGTACCAAAAGCTGTAATGCCCGTACCACCGTTAGCAACAGCTAAAGTACCTGCGACTGTTACAGCACCTGTTGTTGCAGTTGATGGTGTTAATCCTGTTGAGCCAAAAGAAATAGAAGCTACGTTAGTCGTAGAAGCAACAGAAGCTAATAGCTTTACAGTGCCTGAGCTATTTTTAAAGTATAGCTTTTCGTCAAGCGTATTGAGCGCTAACTCACCCGCGACAAGATTGCCTGCTGACGGCGTTGCTGACGCGGTTGTGCTGTAGTAAAGTTGTATTGGGGTATAACCTGCTTGTGCCATAATTAAGTCCTTTTATGCGTGAATTTTACCATATTAATTAAAAAGTTCCACCACTAATACCACCTGTAATTGCGTTTGTAGTGCCATTATAGGTTAAACCTGAATTAGTTAATTGTGGTAAGTTGCCTGTTGTTGCAGTTACAAAAGTCAAGTAATTTGTGGTTGCTGAACCTGTTGTAATTGCAGTGTTTGATGCGTTTGTTGCGTTTGTAACAGCTGTTGAACCAATTGCAGTAGCTATTTCTGATCCTGTTGCCGCTGTGAATGCAGAAGAACCGTTACCATAAAGAACGCCTGTAAGGGTTGTCGCTCCCGTACCGCCTGATGCTACAGGTAGGGTTCCTGTTGTTAAAGCGGAGGTTGATGTAGCATAAACAGCGCCATTAGTAGTAAATGATGTTAAACCTGTACCACCATTAGATGTAGCTAATGTACCCGCTAAAGTAACAGCACCACTTGTAGCCGTTGATGGTGTAAATCCTGTGCTTCCTGCACTAAATGAGGTTACTCCGCCTGTTGTAGCTTGCCATGATGCAGTTGTACCGTTAGATGTCAATACATACCCATTTGCACCTATTGCAAGTCTTGTAGCGCTATTTGTACCATTACCAAGAATTAAATCACCTGTAGTTGTAATTGGTGATAATGCATTAAAGGCGGCTGATGCAGTTGTTTGTCCTGTACCACCATTTGCAATTGAAAGTGTTCCTGTAACACCTGTAGACAAAGGCAATCCTGTTGCGTTGGTCAATGTAACAGAAGTTGGTGTTCCTAAAACAGGAGTCACTAAAGTAGGTGATGTGGCAAATACAAGAGATCCTGTGCCTGTTTCATCTGTCATTGCATTAAGTAAGTTTAGTGATGATGGTGTTGCTAAGAATGTTGCGACACCTGTACCTAAACCACTCACACCTGTTGAGATTGGTAATCCTGTAGCATTAGTTAATGTTGCTGATGTTGGAGTTCCAAGATTAGGTGTTACAAGCGTTGGTGATGTGTCAAGAACAACATTTCCTGTTCCTGTAGTAGCTGTAGAAGAAGCCGCTGTTAATTGACCTTGAGCATTCACCGTAAAGTTACCCAAAGTGTAACTATTCGCTGACACACCTGTATTTGAAATGCTTACAGTAGAACCTGCAAGTTGTAAACCTGTTCCAAAAGTATAACCACCTGCGGGACCACCTACTTGAGCAAAATTAAGTGCTGTAGTTCCAATTGTAATTGGTAAAAGAGTAGTTTGCACCCAAGATGTCGTAGCTTGTGAAGAGCCTGAAGCAACATAGAATGTATCGCCTGGTCCTACTTGATTAGCGCCTGATCCTGCGGTATTCATGTCAGTAGATCGAATCATTGACCAATTAGTTGATCCCGATCCTTGATTGGTTAATACATAAACACCGTTTTGTGCGCCACTTGTTTGGTTTTTAATTAAAATACGAACAGCATTTGTTACATCCGTAGCTGTCATTGTAACGCCATCAATTACAAGAGCAGCTTGTGTGCCTGCATTTGTAAGTGTAGCGCCTACGCCTGATGAACCATTGTTATAAGTAACAGATCCTAAATCTACTGTAGATGCATAACTTACAGATTCATGATAGTTTACATTTGAAACAGCGGCGTCTACATATTGTTTTGTAGCGAGTTGTAAAGCTTGTGTTGGATCTTGCGTTACAGTAACTGATGTTAAACCTGCGGGTGTTAGTGTAGAACTACCAAGCGATACAGAGGTTGTACCAATAGTAATTGAGCTATTTTGTAAAGCTGAATTTGCAATATTACTTAATGTATTTAATCCTGCATCAATTGTTTTATTAGTAAGTGTTTGTGTGCCTGAATTTGTAGTTACTGTTGAATCAATTGCTACAGTAACCGCAGAAGAACCATTGTAAGAAGTTCCTGTAAGTCCTGTTCCAATAGTTAAAGCACTTGGGTTAACCGCAGTAATTGTTGCTGTGCCACCTAAGCTAATTGCAGATCCGTTAATGGTGACAGAGCTGTTAGTAAGAGATGCGTTACCAATATTAGATAATGTATTTGTAGAGCCACTAATTGACTTGTTTGTAAGCGTATCTGTAGTATCTCTGCCTACTAATGTTGTTGTGGCTGTAGGTAATGTAATTGTTCCTGTATTAGAAATTGTTGATATTACAGGTGAGGTAAGTGTTTTGTTTGATAATGTTTGAGTTCCTGTAAGTGTTGCTACAGTACTATCGATTGCAATCGTAACAGGCGCTGATCCATTATAAGATGTACCTGACAAACCTGTACCAATCGTTAAAGCATTACCTAAAACAGCAGTAACTGTACCTGATGAACCAAGGGCAATAGTTGTGCCGTTGATAGTAACTGAGCTATTTACAAGCGATGAATTACCGATATTTGTAAGTGTATTGGTTGATCCGCTAATGGATTTGTTTGTTAATGTGTTTGTGCTTGATGCGCTGATTGCTAATGCACCGTTAGTATATAAATTAGTAAAGTATCCTGTTGCAGGTGTTGTTCCACCAATAACTGCGTTATCAATAGTTGCTCCACCATCTATAGTTACAGCGTTAATTGAACCGCCTGTAATGTTTACAGAGCTTGCATTTTGTGTTGACATGGTTCCTAAACCTGTAATATCAGAGTTAGGAATAGTTGCAGAAGCAGTCATAACTGATGTGCCATTACCTTTAACGTAACCCGTTAAAGTAGCTACACCTGTACCACCACTTGAAACATTTAAAATGCCACCAAGAACCACAGCTCCTGTTATTGGTGAAGCAGGTGTTAACCCTGTAGCGCCCGTGCTGAACGAATCAACTCCAACACCTGCATAAGTAAAGGTATTCCAACTTCCTGATGCATATCCTTCATATACAGAAGTTTGTGTGTTAAATCGAATTTGTCCATCAGTACCTACAGGTCTTTCAGGAATAGTACCACTTGGAAGTGTTACTGCTCCCGTACCAGGTAACACAGGATTAGTTGCAATTGCAATTGTTGGATCACCACTAACACCCGTTCCATCTGTTACTGTAATTTGATTAGCTGTACCTGTAATTGTGCGAGGATTTAATGTAGAGCCACTGTATGTAAGAATGCCTGATCCTGTTAATTGAGCTAAACTTAAAGGTAATCCTGTAAGACTTATAGTTGGATTTCCTCCAATAGCGTTACCATCGGCGACTGATATACCTACTGTGCCTGCATTAATTGTTCTACTTGCGAGAACACTTGTACTCGTTTTTGCTACAAGCCCTGCACCTAAAGCGTTAAATGTAGATATTGCACCTGTTAATCCAATAGTGTAGGTTGATTGAGCGCCTCCGTCTGTAAGCGATATACCTGAAGATGCTGTTAAATATCTGCTGTTTGCAAGCGAAGGTTCATTGTTAATTGTGATAAATGTTTGTGTTAAAGAAGGACCTGAGGTAATTGAACCTGTAGTCGTTTTAACGGTTACACCGTTTTGGACTATAGGAACTAATTCGGTACCTGTAAGGGTTCCCGCTGAAGGTAATTGGGTTATCTGTACATTTGCCATGTTTTAAGGACTCACAGTTAAGTTATCGAGGTTGCCATTATTCTCAGGTGTTTGTGTGTTTTGCTCAGGTGAAACAACATAATTATTTGGATCATTTGTAATTAAGCTATTATCTGTCACTGCCACACTTACATCAGGACGAGCAAATCTTAAATTAATTCTTTCTGTCTTTCTTGCGGCTAATCTGTAAGGGTCAAAGTTATCTCTGCATCCTTCATCACACACGCGAAGGCCAGGAAAGTTTGGATCAGGACCTAGTCGTACAAAAGCCCTTTTCATCTTGCATCGATCACACACACCTATTGCAAGACTAGCTAATCCTTCAGTATCTAAAAATATAGGCATTATATTCTATTACCTTTTTTTATGTTTTCAGTCGCATGGATCACTTGTAAATTCCAAGGAGCGTGCAAACCGTTAACATTTTTACCCCTCAAAGGAATAATATGATCAACATGATAGTTTAATCCACATTTTTTTAATGCATCACAAAATAAATAAATAGCATCTATTTCAACTTTTTGTGTTACATCTAGCCAATTAGGCGTTCCTTTAATTTTTGTAAATCTATAATTTGCTAAATTTGCATTTCTTTTATCTCTATGTTTTTTATTCCATATAGATGTACATTTATTTTTTAACAGCCTATGTTTTTCTTTTTTTTCAGGATTTAATTCAAACCATTTTTTTCTTGTTTCATATTCATTTATTTTATTATTTTCTTTATATTTTTTTTGATATAAAGATACATATTCTTTATTGTTTTTTTTCCAATCAATTAGTCTAATGTGTGCGCAACCTAGGCACTCGCCATTTCTAGTTGCTCTTTCAGTTATATGGCCGTGCTTACAAGCATTTCCTGTAAAATATCTTGCAAGTTTTTTTTCTTTAGCTTCTTTTCTTGAAATAAATATCATTTTATATAAGTCATTGATTATTAACGCGTATATACGCTGATATTGGGCGCAAAGTATATAGGGGATTTATCGCGCTCTTCCATTTCCGCTTCACTTAAATACTGAGCCGCCATTCTTTCAAGATATGCTACCCTATCCATTGGAACTTGTGGTAACTCTAAGCTCAATCTATGAGCTAAATTCATCACAATCGCTTCGTACCATCTTTGTGGAATTTCTAGTTCGTCAGTAAGCGCACCTACATCCATAATTTGTCTTGAGTACCATACGGTCATTTGTACAAACGGATTTGATGGTGTTGGCCATAAATAAATAGATGGTTGAGGAATAGTTCTATCAAACCAAAATTGATATGGTTGATTAGCTGTAAAGTTTTTATTAGGTAAATTTGTATAATCATCACGATTTAAACGAGACATCATCACTTCTGTGCTGTTATTGCCAACATACCATTCACGAACAGATAATGTTGTACCGTTATAACCACGCACTCTGTAATATTGCACATTTTGCCCTGGGTCGACGTCCGTCCAAATCCATTGTTGATCTGTAACTACCACAGAACCTAAATCTTCTAATGTATTCCAAGTTGTTCCATCTGTAGAATATTCATAGATCAATGACCAAGTAGCGCTACCACCACCTGCTACATACGGCATAATACCTATAGAGCCTGCATAAATAGTGTTGTCTGTACCGTAATTAATAGAGAAGTTACCGTTTGCTGACGATTGTGTTGCATATGTACTAATATTACCGTCATAGATGTTAGCTAAAACACCTGAAGATAAGCCTACGGATGTTGAATAAGTTCCGCTAGGACGATTCATTGTGCGATAAAGCACGTTTAAAGCGTCATTAGCACCTAATGGAAGTGTATAAATATATTTGTTTGGGGTAAGACCAATCACTTCTTTATTAATAGCCCAATATTGAATACCAATATTGATAAGGCTTGATAGAAAATAAAAAAGAGATTGTCTAGCAGTTACTTGCTGTTCTGAAGTAAGTTCTTCGGCTAATTTACCGCAACGGCGAGCCGCGTGATCAATAATCTCTTGAACGTTTACAACTGTGGTTCCTACTGTACCTGAGTAAGCCATTTTTTTCCTTTACCAACCTGAGCAATTCCAACGTCTTAGAGATGCTTTTGCTCTTGGTGCATCACCTTTTGCGTTTCTTACTACTCCTGCCATACGCGCGCAGAAGCTTTTCTTGCGAGGACCACCTTCGGGTTGTGGTGCTTTTAAATTAGATCCTGTTTCTCTGTTTAGTTTAGCGCGACCTTTAGCGGTAAGACCTGCACCTTGTTTTGTAGGTAATTTTTCACCGCGACCTATTGATAAACTAACGCCCATATTAAAACATCCTATAAGATTTTACTTTTTGTTTTATACTTTTAGGTTGAGCAACAAATTGCTTACCTTTTGCCCTACCTTCTCTTTTAGCCTTTGTAGTTGATGCATATTCTTGCGGGCTTAGAGCTTTAATTGCTTTTTCAGGCAAATATCTTTCGCCTGTTTCGCTAGACTTTTTACCTGATTTAGTTCTCCACTTTTGTTCACCCCATGCTTTGAGTGATTGTTGTGGTTTAGCTAAACCTACCATGACACCTTGCCACCGTCTTTTTTGTAACCACCGCCTGCTTCTTTGTATTTCTTAGCTACAAGCTGTGCTTTACGAGCTGACCATTGACCTGCTTTAGTTCCGTGCGTAGCAGAAGCTTTAACTTGCGATACAATACGCTTTCTTAAAGAAGGTTTGGTGTAATTACCTGCGGCGTTGACTGCCATGTTACCAACATCCTTTTTTGGACATACCGCCTTTTTTCATGTAACCCATCTTGTTTCTGACTTCAGTTGGAAGTTTTGCAAGGCCAGGGTTTTCATTCTTGTCTACAGCTTTAAGAGATCCGCCTTCGGCTTTTTTTGCACCACGTTTTATAGCGTATGCAATTGCAACACTTTGTTTAACAGGTTTGCCTGATTTGACTTCTGTAGAAATATTTTTTTTAAAAGCTTTTTCTGATTTTGATTTAATGAGTGGCATAATTAATTATCCACAGAAAATAGTAATAGCCGCACTTGTAGGCAGTGTTACATGAATATCTGTATTGAAACGAATACCGTTACCTGGTAATAATGTTGCAATTACGGCTGTATTAGTTGTAATGTTTAACGTAAGCAATACAGTACCACCTGATCCGCCATCACGAAGCACAATTTCTCCTGCGGTGCCACCAGGTTTTATTTGATAACCACCAAGATTTGTTGCGCCACTGTAAATAGTTCCTGTAGCATCTGCGTGTTTTGCAAACACATTGGTTAATGTTGACATATTTAATCCTTTAAAATTAGTGGAAGGGGAGTTTCCTCCCCATCCTAGTTACTTACCTACTTTACCACCGCGTTTTTTATCAACAAAATGAGACATTCCCTCTTGAACTTCTTTAGAGTTAATGATTTTGTCAATGTCAGTGTCAGATAAACCTGATGGATAGCGTTTTGGAGATGCGTCACGAATAATTTTTCTTTCTTGTTCCGTAACAACTCCTTGACCATCTAAAGGTCTCACAGATCTGCGAACGATTTCTCTTTCGCTATCACTTACATTACCCATTTTTTTCATGCTATCAATCATAGTTTTCTTGCCTGCTTTTTCAGCTTTCATGACTGCTTCATACTCTGTATCACTCACTTGTCCACCGCCTGCTTTTTGATAAGGAGAATACTTATCTAATAGCTTAGCTTTGGCTTCTTTCATTGCGGTTGCATTTTCTTTCTTAAAGAAGCCTTGTAACTTTTTTGAAGATACATCGCCACCTTTTTTGAAAGTACCTGAAAGCTTATTAATGCTTACAGGTGTTGAAGGCTTTTTGTTACCTTGAGGCATACTAACGGCTTTGCCTTCGTCATTTACACTACCACCGTTAGCATACGCTTTTTTTGATGCGCCACCCTTTTTAAAGCCACCTGCGTTACCAAGAGCTACACCACCTGTTTTGTAACCACCTGCATTACCTTTGATTACGCCACCTGTTTTATAACCACCTGCATTACCTAACTTTACATCACCTGTTTTTGCAGGAGACTTGTCAGTTTTTTCTGCTGTGTGCATCATGGTTTCGCCTTTTGTTGACTTGATGACGCCACCTTCTGCGTAGCATTTACCGCCTTTTTTGAGACCTTTGTGAGCTTCAGAAGCTTTCTTGCCTTCGTGAGATTTTAATTCACTTTCAACTTTAGAAAGTTTTTTCATCTCTGAAGCGTGTACAGCTTTAGACTCGCCACCTTCTTTCATAACTCGTCTTGGAGCCATCATTGCTCTACGGCGTGAAGCCATTGAAGGACGTGCAGGTACGCGAGCAACAGGAGCTGCTGTTGTACCACGGATTACAGGAGTAGCACCTGAAAGTGCACCCATAATACCGCCATCCATCATTTTTTGCATTGGTTTGTGACCTGATTCACCACCATGTTTCATTTTTTTATGAGCACTACCACCTTTTTTGAGTTTGAGCTCAACGGTTGGTTCTGTGGTCATCATCTTTACCATCGGTTTAAATTGACCCATTATATTCTCCCTTGATTAATTAAGCTGTGCGTGTAAACACATAAGCGGTTGGAGAAGAAAACATAAGAGTAAATCTTGCTAAACCTGTTGCACCTGCGGCTATCGTTAAATCACCAAAAGAAGCCGCTGTGTCAACAGCCGCTGATGATAAAACAGCATTAGTATTTACTGCTATGGTTACAGTGCTTGCACCACCTGTATTATCAACATATAAATCTAAACAAGTGCCTTTAACAGCGCCGAGAGCGTTGCCTAAAGCTGTGCCTGTTGGTAATGTAATTGTAGTAGCTGATGCTGATGTTGATGTTAAATAACCTGTTGCTACTTGTGCTGCTGTTGCGGTCGCTGTTGCATTAATAGCATTTGCTGAAGTGACTTGATGTCCTTCAATAAAAGCATTCTGCGAGGTAACAGGACCATTGAATGTTGTTCTTGCCATGTTAATTTTCCTTCATACAAAGTAAATGACTCGTTAGTCGTGTATGCGTCTGCTAGGTCAGTCTAACGAGTCGAAACCCTAGATATTTACTACTAACTACTAACTATTACACGCCTGGTGTGCCGTACATAGCACGCCAATCGGTGAAGCCCACATCGTAACGCTCTGTTGCTTTGTAACGCATTGAGTCTGTTTCGAAGTCGCCTTCCATAGTTTTTTCTAACTTACGTCTCATGAGAAGCTTCATGCCTTCAGGAGCATCAGTTTGAACCCACCATGCTGTAGCAGATGTTAAACGTGAAAGAACAGCAGCACCTTCATCGAGCAAGCCAATTGATTTAATTGGGTTGACATCGTTGTCAGCAGTGCCTGATCTTAAAACAGATTTAAGCAATACTTCAGCTTGGAAAATGTTACCAGGAGCAACTACGAGTTGTCTTGGAACTAAACGAATCTTCTTGCCGTTGTTGTCAACAGCTTGTCTGATTTGAATTAACATTTGTTCAAGTGATGTTTGTGAAAGGTTAGCGGCAGTTGCTAATAAATTAGAAGCTGTACCGTTAACGATTGGGTGTGAAGCAGAGTTCAATTGAACGCCGTCACCACCAGGGTATGAAGCATTAAATGCTACGTTAAGCACGTTAGCTGATAATGTTTCTTTTGTTTCAATCAATGATTGTGCTAAATGTCTAGCATAAACTTGACCGATACGGATATGGTCACCGTCTTCAACTAAAACTTTCGTTAAAGCAAACGCTAAACCGTATACTTTGTATACATAGCGTTTTAAGAAGAGCACGCCACCTTGTTGGTACGTTACAGGTGTACCGTCAGGTAGTTGTGGTGCCGCACCGAAACCATAAAGAACAGGTTCTTCATGATAGTTTCTTGGTATACCTTCTTGTTCACGGAAAACTCGTGACCATTCATCGGTACGTTGATCATAGACTCCATCGAAGCATTCGTTAAGGATTGGTTCAACGATACTGCGGAAGTCCGTACTACGCATTGGAGCTGCCATGTTTTGTTCCCCTTAATTAAATGCCTGGTACAACAGCAGCGATTTGACGTCGTGCTACTTGTACTCGTACGATTGTGAAGTTGTCACCCCAATCATTGTCAGGGTATGGTGCAATGTCTAAAATTTGAACTTGACCTTGTACACCTGTTGCTAATACTGTTGCATTAAGTGTAGCTTGTGACAAGCCTGTTACGTTAGAACCTGCAGCAAAGTTTGAAAGATTTGCGTCTGTGCCAATAGCTGTTTGAGCGATTGAACCTGCCGCTTGAATCTCATAGACAATGTTAGGATCGTTATAAAAATACGCTACGCATGAACCTGTTTGGTATGCTGTGTTAGCAGGCCAATAGTTTGATACGCGACGTCTACCTGTTGTATCTGTCCATTCTACACCCGCAAAAGCACCTGAAAATGCTTGGCTTGTAGCTGTAACAGGCTCAATATTGCCTGAAGCAGCTATGTATCTTACGGGTTGTCCTTTAAGAATGTCAGATGAGTAACCGCTTGCAATACCGCCTGCGAGTGCTTGAGCACGATCCAAACCTGAAGGATGGAACGCAGGACGTAAACCAAACGGAGCTGATGTTGCTGACATAAATTACTCCTAAGTTAATTATAAATCTACGCTATTAAAAAATAGGCGCAGGTTTCGGTTTGTCTAAACTATCCATACCGTCACCTTCGATTTGACCTAGGGGTTTTCCGTTACTGTCGCGACCGCCAAGTTGTTGCTCAGATTGAACGCGAACTTTGTTCACTTCATCCTGAGGAGCATCGTGGTGGAAATGAGTCATAATGTCTTGATACACATCTTCGGGTATCTTGAACAATAACATCTCATTACACGCGATATAACCTTCGTGGTCACCTGCTTTAACACGATAATTTTCAAAGCCTGGTATCTCTTCCGATTTTACGGGTTGATAACCTAGTCTAATTCTTTTATCGATGCTGTCGTAACTATTAGTAGTTGACAACCAACACAAGTGCCACCCCTTCAAACTAGGGACGTTAGGTAGTGCGCTTTGTGTCCATTCATCTTTCCACATCTTACGACGTTCTTCGGACGATACGAACGTATCCTCGGGTGCCTCACGAACTGAATCATGACTCGCGCGATTTTCGCGTCCACCTGCTGATAATGATTTTTTTAAACGTGAATCCATTTTATTTTTCTCCTATAGTTATCTGTTACGAGCTTCATTAGCATAACGACGAATCATCTTCGCCCTCTTATCGGGATCATCCCACATACCTGCATCTTTCATGGCTCTGACTTGGTCAGGGGTTAAGGTAAATGTGTTTTTACCACCACTACTCGACGCGCTTTCCCGACCTGAACTTGTAACGATGTTTCTAGGTCTTTTTGTAGATGGATTAACGCTACTTTCTACTGCACCACTATAACGGTGCGGTAAATATTTTGCAAGTCTATTATCGAGTTCTTCCCAATATTCTTGTGTTTTTGGGTTCCAACCCTCTTCAGCCATAGCATTGTCAATAGTTAACGCTATTTTTGAGTCAGGATCGCGACCATTAGGGTCGTACCAAGGATTTTCAGACATCCAATCTGTTGCATAACGCTGAACCATAGGATCAGGTGCTTGAATTGTCTGATGTTGAGGTTGAGAAACGGATTGTTTCTTTAAACCCTCTAAAGCTTCAAAGTTTTTCTTAGCTTCGTACCACATTTCTTGAGCTTGAGTGAGTAAATCACCGTTGCCCGTCTCTGTGGCTTCTTTAATTTTCTGTTTTGCATACAAAATACGACCTTCTTGGTCTTCTATCGCTTTATTTATGCGTGCAATCTCAGATCCTTGTGTTTTTTTCTCGACAACAGCCAATCTTTCTAATAATTCTTGGTTTTGTCTCTCGAGCATATGAAGTTTTGTGTCTTTTTCAGCAGAAACTTGCTTGTGATACTCTTTACGAGCACGACGTTTAGCACGTTTTGCTTCGCGAACAGCTTCAGCGTCAGGATCAACCTCTCCACCTTCTGCCATTTCCTTTGCGCGAGCTCTTTCATCTGCTTCATCACTGTCTTCATCTACTTTTGCTTCTTGAACATCAGGGGATGGGATGCTTTCAGGTAGTTCAATGACTGCTGAACCATCCATTTCTTCCTTAATGTCAATAATTTCTTCCTTATCTTTATCTTCAATCATACAAATGCCCTCATTTCTAATGGATTAGATGTTAATTTAGCTATAACCTCATGGTCATTCATCAACATGAACTGAACTACGTCATCTTGATTGATTTGAACTTCCCATCGGTCACCCGTCCAACGTGGTACGCGGACGTAATCGCCCACTTCCACCCACGAACCTTCAGGCCATGGCTCCATTGTGTCGCGTTTTTTAAACGCTAATGGACCTATTGATACTACTTTGCCTATTGGGTTCTGTGCTTTTTCGGTATCCACTGTTTCTGCGGCTAAAATGATTCCTGATGAAGTCATTTTTCGCTTTGGTAAACGCATTTGTACTAAAATTCTTGCGCCTAACGGTACAGCACCAGGGTCTACAACAGGAAAAGCTTCCTGTACATCAGTTGAATTACCAACTACCTGTGTGTCACTCATAGTTCTTTTTCTTCCTCTTCTTTTAAAAGATTGTTAATAATATCTATCGCAGTCGATAAGCCTGCATACTCTCCGACAAGGCGTTGATAAGAATCGTAATTAGACGCATAACCTTGTGCTAATGACTTTTCTATCTCCACCTGACGCGCTTTTACAGCATCGATAATGTCGGAAACGTACCTCATGCGTTATCTTTTTTGATAGCACTTGATTCAAAGTTGCCGTGATCGCTATTAGCTTTCGGCATTGTTGCACTTCCTTTTTCATCTAAAGACTCACCATCAAGCCATGCGCCATGATTAATACGCTTACGCATATTAACTAAGTCACCTGCTTGATCTTTATCTGTTGTTGCCATAATTACCTCCCTAAGTTACGTTGAGTTACTTCTTGCAGTTTTATAGCAGTCTGCTCCTGCTCTTTACGCAACCTAAGTTCGTCAACAGTAAGTTCTGCTGTCTTCAATCTTTCGGCTGTTAAATTGTTTTCGGCATTCATTGCAATCTTGACTTCTCTATCTTTGTCTTCTTGCGTCATGTCGTTTTGTAGTTTTTGTTGTGCAATCGCTAAATCACCTTGATCACGAGCTGTGCGACGTTGTGTTTCAGCTAAGGAAGCTTGTAACAACGCTTGATCAGCAGGATCAACTTGTGGTTGTGGAGCAAACTGTGCCATCACTTGACCAAGTTGTTGTAGTGAAGGTGTGACTTTTGCAAACACTTGTTGTGTATCAAGCTTGACGTGATCAGAAGCCACCGCCATGATCTTGTCAATTTCTTTAGCAAACTTACTATCTTCGTATTTCTCAAACTCAAGATTTGGGTTAGCTGTGACATAACCTTGCATTTGACTTGTGTACCAAAGCATCATGTGTTGCTTGATATGCTCTAATACTTGTGGAATAAATTTAGGAGCAATCAAGTTGTTAGAACCTAAGTTAGGATCAAGTGCAAAGTTCAAGTGTGCTTGAATATGTGCAAGATGATCTTGTCTTGGGTATGCGAATGCAGGTTTACCAAGAGCCATAGCCGCGTTTTCATTTGCAGAATCTTGTTCTACAGGTTTCGGTGCGTTAGGCATTAACTCGTTCACACCAGGTACTTTCATTTGTTTGAGTACGCGTTGTAATACAGCGTTGACATCAAACGCTTGTGGGTATGTTTGCATCAACTGAAGTATTGCTTGGTTTTGTGCCATGCGTTGTGTTTCAGAGAAAATATGCGGATCAGATACAGGAACGATGTCTGAGTTGCGTTTAAAGTCTTCGCGTTCAATAGGAAGCTCTGCAACTACGTCACCTTTCTTCTGTTCATCAAGATACCAACGATTGATACGACCTAGTACTTGCAATACGCGTCTTTGTGAATCATGAAGTCTTGCATGAATAGATGAGAATACTTTTGCACCTTGTTCAATTAAAGCTTGTGTTGTACCTACAGGAGCGTTGGCATTCACATCTTTGATTTTCTCTTCGGATGTAGAGACAACTCCTTTAGCCGCGTTGTCTAACCATCCTAGTAATTGGAACAATACAGGTGATGGTTGATTGAATGGCATAGGCATTGCAATCTTACGAACGTCGTCAACGCCAGGTGCACCTTCTATTTCAGTGACTTGAGTAACTTCGATTTGTTGAGACTGCCCGCTAATTTTCGCACCCTTGAGTTTAAGCATGGTAGCGGAGTTATTAATATGAGCAGTGTCCAATAGAGCACGGAGAGCACCTGTGAGAGCAGCACTAAGCCCACCAATAAGATGAGGCAGACCGATTGCATAAGCACCTCTCCAAGGTATAAACTTGAATTCAATAAGCCAATCCAATTTCGTGAATGTTTCATCACCTTCCTCCCAATTTCTATATAGACCTAATACTTCGTTATCTAATTCGTCAATCATAAGAACGTATGGTGCTGTTTCGCCTTTAGTTCTTTTATCTTCTTCTAAGTCTAGGTATGTATAGATATGATAGACACGGCGTAAACCATCTTCATTGTCTTGGTACTTACGACCTTCAACTTTGTTAGATGCTTTTTCAGAATGTGTTTCTGTAGGTTCCATTGTGGCGCGAATAAATGATATGTCACGATATAAGCCACGATCTATACGTTGTTTAAATTCCCACTCTGTAATGTCTTGTGCTTCTGTCACGCGTTGAGCGGTATAGAAGTTAACTGACGCAAATGGCAATAGGATGTTGTCAATAGGAACAAACTCTGCGCACGGACGTTTTTTCTTTTCGTCGTACCACATCTTCATAAACTGTGAACCACCTAACGGTAACTGTGTGAGCAACTGTTCTGTTTCGTCTTTGAACTCTTCAATTTGCTCTGTCAATTGCCAATTCATGTAGTCACGTTTGCGTTCTGCTACGTCTACTTTCTCAGGTGTAGATTCACCTAAGATTTTTGTTCTTGTTGGACCATCAGGCGGAAATAACTCTTTGATAGCAGAAGCCGCAAAGTCTACGCATGCTTCAGCCATAACAGGGTGAACGACTTTGGAAGCACCAAAGAACATCGCACCGCCTGGTGCGTCATCACCTAAACCTGTACGACGGATACCTTCTTCATATTGCTTATCTCTTTTTTCGCGAGCTTCTTTGTCTTTCTTAATAAGATCAAGGTAACGCATACCAATCTTTTCAAGGTCATAAAGATTAACTGTCTCGGCTAGATTAGAGTAAAAGTCTTCGTCTTCAGTTGGACCTTTATACTCATCGAGATGAACGATTGCTGAACCATCGTCAAGCTCTTCTACGTCGTTATCAAATTGCAATAAATCAACTTCAGCACCACCGTCAGGTGTTTCTGTAATTTGAGCTTGCTGACTTGCGGGATCAGGTATCCCTGCTATGTTGCGACCAAATTCAGGGTCAATGGGCATCTCAGCCATAACGTCTCCTCATGTTTTCTAGTTTATATTCTTGGTTTAGGTTGATAGAACCACCGCTTTTCTTTTTCGGTAGTAAATATTTTTCTCTTAGGTGATTAAGAATGTCGTCTTTGTCAAGATAGTTCTTACCTTGTCTTGCTAAATCTCTTGCGACTTCTTTAAATAAGTCATATCTCATTTCTTCCTGATCTTCTGACATGCCATAATGGTATTTAGGATTTCTTGCTTTTGTAGCTTTTAATACATCAGGATGAAAATGAATGTCTTTTGGCACCAATCCTGTGTCAGCTATATTTTGCACGCTCATAAGATTTGTGTTGTCTAATTCATGTATATCAACAATTTCATGTTTAGTAGGATTATTTTGAATAAAGTCTGAAATATATTTTTGGTATCTTTCCTCAGGGCGGTGGTTTTTTCCTCCCTTAATCTGATGAATATTCATGTAACCTGCGGGTTCAACAGGGTTAATACCTTTTCTTTTCATTTCTTTTGACATGATGCGAACATAATCTGCATCAGTGCTTGGATTGTTTCCATACTTAGCGTCAATGTCACCAATCGCTACATTTGACTCAATCTCTTTTAAATATGGATCGCTATTTATAAGATCGGCGTTTGCTTCGTACCATCGTTGTGCACTATAGTGTGGTCTTGCTTCAATAGTGACATGTGATTTACCATCAGGACCTCTTAGTGAAAATATCTTAGCTGTTCCATGTTCAACATCATAACAATAATCACCGCCACCAACGCAGTGACCCATCATCTCACCTTCTGATTTGAGCGCTGCCGCTGTTTTCTTTGGATCTGTTTCGTGTTTAAGTTCTACCCATTTGTATTTGTCTTCATATGCTTTAGGAACAGGGAATCCTTCAATTGAAGTTGCATGAGCTTTTTGCATTTCGCGAGCTTTTTGTGCGTCATACTCTGCGGTGCGACGGATAGCTTTCTCAATAGACATTTGATTTAGTTGTTCAGGTTTTAACTTGCCTGACATTAAGTCTTCATATAAAACATCGGATACATGATTGAGACCTAGACGTTCTGTAATGTTTGTACCACTTAATGTATATATATTCTTGTCGGGAATTTCATTAAGCAACCTAAGTGCCTTAACATCTTTTTCGTTTTCAATAGGAAGATCATGCTCAGTTCTAAGTTTTGAAGCTCTAAATCTTTCTGCTGTGTTTGGATCAGCAAAAGGAAGCGGGTCATTTAAAATTGCTTTAACTTCTTCGGAGCTATGAGGATCAAACATTGAATCAATTTTGTACTCAAACTCTTTGCCCAAATCTGTTTTAGCAATACCTGTTTCAGGTTTACCAACTTTAAGTCGTTTATTTCTTACGCTGTATTTAGTGTCACCCATAGTTGGTTGGAAATTATGTTCTACGCCTGACTCAATTGTTTTAAGTATTGGGTCGGCTTCTGATCCTGCTTGATTGCGTAAGTATTTTTTTACCTTGGTATCAATCCAATTGTTAAGAGCTACAGCATTAGGATCTTTTTGGTCTGTAGTAAAGTTTGCTTGTGCGTGAGGATATGCGGCTTCATTTTTCTTCATTGCTATTAGCTCATCATCTAAAGCTTTCTCACCACCGACTAACATACCACCTTGGTCTTTGATGACATTCATGCGTGGGTTGATGACGTTGCGACCAATGAGACCTTTACCTGTTTGCACTTGTTCAGCTAAGCCTTTACCAACAAACTTACCAAACTTTTCAAGTCCACGACCTGCGCCTGACACTGAATAAGAAAGTGGGTCACCAATAATCTCACCTGCAAATTGTTGTTCGCCTGTGGTAAGTGGCATTATCTTTGCACCTACAGGTGATTCTGTAATTGTTTGTTCGCGCAAGTAAGGTACAGGTTTTATTTCAGGAAGCTTTGTACCTGTAATGCCTTCGTATCTTGCTCTTTCCATTGGTGCGCCGTACTTACCATAACCTTCTACGATGTCACCGATAGTACCTGCGCGTGACAATGTTTCTTTAGCGCTTTGATAGATGTTACCTAATCCTTCTTTAATTCCTTTTGCGCCTGACTTGAGGATGTCGCTACCAAGTGTCTTGCGTCTTTCTTTGAGTTGTTCGCCGTACTCTTCAGCGTCGTCAGATATAGTTCCGCCTTCAGCTTTCTTCTTGATCTTGACACCTGCGGGACCTAGGTTTAGTGGTTCGTATTCAAAGTCAGTACCTAGTATGTATTTGATGTATTCACGGAGTTCGTTAGGTTCGAATCCTTTTTGATATGTGTCGCGTGAAGTAATCACTGACATTGGTTCAGGACCTTTTACGCCACCGATTGTATTCATAACGTCACGACCGCGTGTTGTGATTAATCCTGTGCCACCTTCGGGTTGCATAACACGACCAATCTCTTTAACTGTGTGTGCACGCATTTCAGGATCAAGGACGTTCAATACATTAAGATTGAGCAAGCCTTTGTATGCATTGGAAGGAATGTCTTCTGACTTGGTGTACGTTGGATACCAACCCTGTGGATATGGCTCGAATGAATGCGCCTTCATCATGGTTGAACCTAAACCTTTACCTGCGCCGAAGTCTATAACGTCTTTACCTTCAATACCTTCTTTGCTTAGTATGTCGCGTGCCTTTTCGTATGTCGGCATCGTACCTACAATTTGTGTGCGTGCTGAGTTCTCTGCGGGAGGCAACTTAACTTTCTCTGCAACGTCTTCTATAAGTTTCAATCCTTTTTTGAGAACCTTACCACCTGCGCCGTAACCTTCTTTGTACATGCGCTCAACCATTTCCTGTGTAATCTTTTCGCTTGGTGCATATCCGCGTGTTAAGTCGTAATAGGTTGGCATGCGACCTGTTCGCTCTGTAAAGTCTTTGATAAAGTTTTTCATCACAATACCTTGTGGAGCAGGTGCGAAAGCTTCGGATTCTTTGCGACCACCTAACGATGTATGGAATGCAGGATGTAATTCAGGTCTGTATTCAATGTTGCCTGATAACGAGAATAGTCTGTCACCGATGTCGCCTGTCTTTGCTTCTAGCAATAACGGGTCAGTGGTTTCTTTTATAACTTGTGGGTAATCAATGATCGTACCTTTGCGACCACCGACACCTTTACCTGCTAACACGTCAGCAATGAATGCGCGTTGATGGAAGGTGTTTGCGTGTTGCTCGAACTCAGGGGATAGAATGTCTACGTCTTCAGGAAAGAATGACTTACCTGTCTTTGGATCTTTGATGTTAGCTAAGCGTTTGTTAATCGTCTTATGTAGTTCGGGTGTGAGCTTGTCTTCTTCTATCGCTTTCTGAAAGCGATCCATAATCTTATCGAAGACGACTTTGTTTGATCTGTGTTGTTCGGGTGATCCAATAAGGTTTGCGAATACAGCTTCTTCAGGATTGCGCGCCATTGAACCTACAAGAGTCTTTGCAACGCCTGGTCCTTGCACAGCCCATGCGATGTCTTTGTATTTAGGATCAATGCTTGCTAGTTCCGTATAGCCTGGTCCTCCGAGTAAACCTTGTGGATAGTCAAGTGCTGTACGATCCGCTTGCGTAATATATAAGCGTTTACCAATGTGAGGTTCGAGTGCTTCAGACATGCGTGGCGCTTTCTTAGCGACCGCCTTTAATCCACCCTCAATTATTTTTTTTGCTACGCCCATCTCGTTCCTTGATGCGTTTCATTACAGCTTTGCGTTCGCTTGGTGTGTAATCTAACCAACTTGCTATCTCGTCTTCAGTGCGCTTACATGTTTTACATATGTATAACTTTTCGTCTAGTTCACATATCTGTTTGCACGGTGTTGCTATTTTCGCCATGTCTTTGATCCCATCTGTCTGCGTTCCAAAACCATTGGCGTCTATACCTTTTTGTTTCTATATCTCGTCTTACATGCTTATAAGACTTTCTTATTTGCATCCATCGCCTTAATAAAAGCTGATGACCAACGGGACTTCTCTTGGCAATATAAAATGTTGTCATACTGCGTACGGGTTAACACGTTGTGTGTATCCACCGTGTGCGTCTGCATAATCCTCTGACGGGTCATAAGGTCTCGGATCAATCTCTAACATGCCTGCGTCTCTTAGATACCGAAGCGCTTGCGTACATGCGTCCACATAGTCGTCATGCGTAGCTTCAGGAAATGAGCAAATCTGTGATACGAAGCCCTCAGCCCAATCACGCACATATCCTCGACGTACTGACGATTCGGGAATCCACACTCTTCCATGAGCGATAATGTTTGCGACAATGGAAAGTCGTTGCACTTTGTCGGCTCGACCAGGATTGTAAGCTCGCACAGGTAAATGTGCCCGTTGCATATCTTGTATGAGACTGATTCCACTCGCCTTATCTTCGACAAGTATGAGATCAACTCGCTTACCTTTGACAAACTCTCCTGTGTCGGACTCGCTATCCGCACCATAACTAACTTCATATTCGTCTCTAACCTTTCGTCTTAGATCAGGATACTGCATGCGTTCTTGCCATGCGTCTATCAGCATCACTGACATGGGCCCGTCTGTTGGCTTAAACAATCCGAAGACTAAGCACGCTGTCGGGTCATTGATCGTCTTCTCTGTGTATGCGCAATCGTAACTCTGTATGATGTATTCAAACTTAGGGAACGGCTTACGCGCATCCCATAACTTAAACATATCTCTTTTAACAATGCCACCCTCTTCAGGGTCAATCAGTTCGGCATAGATCTCTTGGCGTCCGAGCTTCGTTCCTTCGTACTGCAAGATCTGCTGTTGAAAGCTTGGCGCTAAGTTGTCTATGTTCGCGTACGTTGACGCGGTTGACATGACGACCTCACCTGATCCATCATCTGCTCGACCTACTAACTCAACGATCAAGTCTTTAGGACGTGGTGTCGTTGATGCGATGATCCTTGTCTCTTTACCTAAACGCACTGAGAACATAATCATGTCCCATGCTTCTTGTAAGTAATCCCAAGCCGCTAACTCGTCTAGCCATGCGCCGTGGTATTGTCCACCGCGGAAGCGATCAGGTTCTGACGCTGATATGCCTTTGATCAGTGATCCGTTCGTCAGCTTGATCTCGAGCAATGACTTGTTATAGTCTGCAATAAGGATCTCAGGTATCACGTTAAGCAATCCTGATTCACCTTCAATACATGTACCGCGTACATCCATGGCTGTCGGCGCGGCTACTAGCCATCGTGTGTTAGGCTGTTCCCAAGCCCACCATCCTATCTGCTCAGCAGACGTTCTAGTCTTCCCCGCACCTCGACCACCTAATAGCAACCATATCGCCCAATCACCGTGTGGCAATATTTGGTGATCATGCGCTTGCGTTAACCACTTCATGCGCCACGCTATCGCTATCTGTTTAGCAATAGGAAGCGATTTAAACTGCGCTTCGACTTCTTTGTCTTTAAGAAGCTCAACAACGTCAGTCATGACTTACCACTTGAACTTCGCCTGTAGACTTGTTCAGCTCGTATTCAGCAAGTGCTTTATAAACTTCTTCGTTCTCTAGCATAAGATCCACAAGCTCTTCATGCGTCAATGGCTTTTGTGGCTTTTGTTTATTTTCTGTCATCGAAGTAGTCAGCGATGATGAAGTATAAGAATCCACCGACAACCATGCCGAACAGAATCCATAATCCGTTTATAAGATCACTCATTTAGTTTGCCTTTTTAGTTCGAGGTTTTTAATCATCTCGTCAAAGATGTTGACGTTGACGTTTATGCTGTCGGCTTCATTGTCACCAACGTGTGCGATCCTGTCTGAATACTTTTTAGGTTTAAGCTTCGCGGCCACCCACTTACGAGCGTCAACACGATTCTTTTGCCATTGAACGTAAGCGCTGTCATAACGCGTCTTACCTTTGTCGTCTACAATCTGTTGAGGGAGTTCGTCACTGATTGCGTGGATCTCGTCGGCCAATGTGTCAGCTTGGTCTTCCCTCGCGCGCGCATATATCTCCGCAAATTCTTTGTGGCGTAGCAACCACTCGTACACCGCTGTCTTCTTCGGCATCTTCGGATCACTGCAAATCTTTACTAAACTCTCACCGTCAGCAATCCTATCGCATATCTCCAAAGCAATCTCAAGACTATAAAGCGTAGGTCTTCCACCTTTGTTAACGCTTGATGAGTCCTTGTTAGATTGTTTACCTGACGCACGAGTCTCTACATCATCTTCTTTACTTTCGTAAGATGATACGACTCTCTTCTTTGTGATAGCTGTCTCTGACATAATGAAACAGAATGTAAACGGACAATAGTGAGAAGTCAAACAATAAGTAGGTACAAATTGTTTTTAGTTTTTATTTTCTTTTCGGGGGAATTTATACGGACGTATTACGAAAACTATACGGACGTATTACGAGATTTATACGGACGTAATACCAACCATAAACCATAAACAATAAACAATAAACCATGAAACAATAACAATATTAGAAAGGCGCTAGTTCGTATTCGTTAAAATCAATCTTTTCTTTTTTCTCACGCTTTACTGAATACTTGATGTAAGTTGCTTCGGGTTTATCTTTTAACCAATGCATGAGTTCGTCACGGCGGTGAAAACTTCTCATCTTCTCCCCGTCAATCAAACCAACATATCTATGATGGTGACTCATGCTAGTATTGTAACACGCTCATACTCTTTGTCAAAGCCCATTTCGCCTTGGCATAACGCACGGAAGCTATGCTTGATGTGGTTCTCAAGCTTGTTTTGATGTTCGACTTTGCCGTTCCAAACACGCATCAAAGTGTCAGCAACAAAAAACGATCCTTCAATTGCGGTCACCTTGCCAATGATAAAACAATCAGGGCATCCTTCGCGTGGTGCAAAGTCATAAGCACGCACGATGTCACCAATCACCATATTTTCTTTTGTACCAATCATAATGTCGCTCCCTCAATTTTATGAAATTTTTTTAATGGTAAATAAATCATAGGTTCTACGTCTTGCGCGTCACCTCGATCATAACGACCGCCAATACCATAAGTAACCTCATGCAAGCCATTGTGTGCAAACACGCCGTAGTATGTACCCTCAGTAAATGTGATCACCATAATGAATGGGATCTCTACTTCTTTGCATAGCTGTTTTGCTTTCATCCACTTGTCAAGTGAAATCATGTAGCGTGGATACGCGTCAATTGATAGCTTCTCGCGGTGTTTAAACTCTACAAACGCCATAGGATCTTTGCCACGCATTGCTAACCAATCAAGTTGATACTTGAGTGGTAATTTATTAAGTGTGCAATTCCATTTGGCTTCTAACAAAGTTTTCATTTTGTTTTCGTGTGTTAAGTCAACCTGTGACTCATAGATTGGTCGCTTCATGCTGACTCCACGATAAGTTCGGCGTTAGGATAATCCTTGCCATGCACCTCGATAAATAACTCCGCGTGATGCCTATACTCGAAGTTACTCTCGACGATTTCGTCGGTCACAGCATCAACGACCATGAAGCTCATGATCGTCTGCCTAGGTCAATCGTCTGACCTGTAAAGATGTCAACCACCTCTTCGTCTTCACCGAATGAGGCGCGCATCTCAAACAACTCTTCGTCTGAGTAACCGTATTTTTGACGGTTTTCGATATAACGCTTTAACACTGATAAGTCTTTGTCTTCCATGGTTTTTTCCTTAGTAAACGCCGACACCGCGTCGGTCAAGTATGTTTTTGATAGCTTCGAGTTCTCTGTGATTGACAATTATGTAACCACTTGGAGATTGATGAATATTGAATTGGTCAACAGCAAAGTGATCTGCATTAGCAGGTGAAAGTTGATTGCCTAGATCAAATATTTCATTGTGAGTAAGTGCGTAGTATAGCATTTTGAATCCTTTCGCTTTTAAATAAACCGAACCAATGTGTTCGTAGGTGTAATTATATATTAAACAATAGTGCTGTCAACAACTTTTTTACATTAAAAATAAGCCATTTTGAGCCATTTTTACCTTCGAGGGCGGGTAACCTTATACCCAACCCTCAAAAGTGTCCCAAAACGCTTAAAAAGACCCTTTATGCTACCTTTCCTGCGTTAAGGATCGTATTAGCACAAGTGAATATCTTTTGTGCTGACTTATCGTCGATCTGATTATCCTTCAACCAATGTTGAATGTAACCGCGTGACTCGACTAAACCATCTAAGCCAAGGATTGAGCATAGGATGTAAGCCACTGACTCAGCTTCTACCTCACGAATATCCTTTGGCGTAATCTCAGAGTCAGCCATGGTGTGCTCAGTGGTATGACCTAACACAATGTGAGCAAGCTCATGGAAGGTTGTCTTGTGTGGCAATACAGCTAAGGGATTAACAGCAAAGCTGTGGAAGCTTGCGTAACCTTGGCAATTACCGTCAGCATGCTCAAAAGTATTTTCTTTGATGAGTAGCTTTTCGAGGGCTTTTTGTTTGTTCCACTCAGGGATGATAGTCTCTTCCTTGAAGTCGTCACCTTCTGTTTGATGCACTGTGAACCAATAGTTCTTGAGCATAAAGAACTTAGAGAACTTGCCTTCGATCTTCTTACCGTTGGCATCCTTCTTTGGAACTGTTACAGGCATAAGCATGGAGTAAGCTTTAGAACCTGCCTTGACTGCACGACCAAGCGTATTCCATTGTTTGAGTGTTTGTACGGGACCTAGGCACTCACCGCGTGCGTCAGCTTGTCCCCATAACCACAATTGATTGCCGATGCTGTATTGGTGGAATCGGCTGTAGCATGTTGATAACACGCCTTCTTTGTTTACAGCTTCTTTAAGTAAATCTGCGAATGGTACTGTTTTCATGTTGATCCCCTTATCTTGAAGTTAATTTAACGGTTACGATTTCTTGTGCTTTAGTATTGCGGGCAATAACTTCAGCAGGTACTGAGCATTCTGCAAATACTTGTTTGAAATCGACAGTTGAACGGTTAGAAACAATGACGTTGGCTTTGAACATTGAACCTTCGTATACGCCTGCACCGTCTTCTTTGAGGGCTTGTTTGATTGCTGAAGCTTTTGATTCGAGCTCTGCAATTTGAGCTAAGAGTAAACCTAGTGTGTCTACTTGTGTTGTTACTACTTGTTTTTCTAATGTTTTCATATAAATTCGCTTTCGTTTTTAGTTGTTTAAGTTATCTATCAATTGATAGTGATGTAATTTTAGATTAAACAATATAGGCTTGTCAAGGCCTTTTTGCATGTAAATTATACTTTACAGCTACTGACAGGCAAAAAAGCTTGTTTTTGTATGTAAATCAAGCACTTAATCTTACAAATTAGTCTTTTATTTTTGGAATTAATTCAAAAAAAGTAATATATTGACAGCTCGGAAGGTTTCATGTAGTGCAACTTTTTGTGTAGTATATTACACAAAAAAAGGGAGCCGAAGCTCCCCTTTAAACACAATCACATAGGCTAAAAATAAGCCTGCGAATGTAACTTACTTGTTCATAACGTACATAGTCACCTCGAAGCCGAAGCGCATCTCTGTTGCTGTTGGTTTTGTCCACATGTTTAAATTCTCCTAAAAAGTATACACGTCATTGTGTATATGTCTACATTTTGCTCTTTTGTGTACACGTTAACATCAAGAAAACCATTAAGCTGTACTAGTTTTTCTTGCTATCTCTTTTGCTATCTTGTGGCGCTTCTTACCTTTCTCAGTCTTTTCTAACAGCTCATAAAGCTTCTTTAAATCGAATGCTTTGAGCTTAGGCTTACCGTTCCTTGTTTGCATAGGGTTAGCGTGTCGTTTGCTTTTGTGTACCGTTGGTGTTGCCATTTAATACCTCGCGTATGCTTGTTTGTTTTTCATTTTTTCATGCATGTCAGCTACAGCTTTTGAGTTGAATGCTTCAGGATGCGTCATCATAATCGAATGAATAGCTCGATCAAGCGTTTCCCAATACGCACGCCTTTGATGAGGTTCTAACCTTTGAAATGCATGCATGCTTATGTTGCTCGCTGACTCTTTTAAAAGTTGCCTTTCTTTTTCTGTAAGTAAAATCATAAATCCTCCAAGTTAATATTCAATCACCCAACCTGCAAACTCACCCATCCTAAAAAATTGTTTTGCATCCTCAACAAAATAATTATCGAGCGGGATCTGTACGCCTGCAAGGGACATCTCTTTATTGATAATGTCTTCAGCTTCCGCGCCTTGCTGTATCTTCCAATGCCATGTCAATCGCTTCATGACCGTTGAGAAGTATCCACTGTGATCACATATCTTATCAACAATGATCACACATCCACCCACCTTCACTTTGTCTTGAAGTGTGTCGAGTAACTTTTGTCTTTTGTCGACGGGTATAAACATCATCGTCAAAAATAAAATGTAGACTTGCGCTTCAGGTATATCGATCTCAGTCACGTCACCATGGATCACGCCTACGTCTTCCATGCCATCCATCTTGCAAATCATAGGCATACTTTTTTCTATTGCTAACACTTTACCTTTGCGCTCATTCGCAAGTGGTAAAAGTTTGCGTGATAGGTTTCCTGTCGATGCGCCGATGTCAACAATACGATTACCTTCAGTCAAATAGTTTCGCGCGATATAAACAACCGCGTCTGTAATCATGTCATACCATGGGAGCTGTTCCCTTACATGCTTATCAAACTTGTCTGCAACTTCTCTTGATTCAAAACTCCATGACTTCATAGTGGTAACCTCTTTCCTATTTCGTGAATAACATTAATCGTCACAGCTCTACCGCAACGCTCATAGCGCTGATTATCAGATACGAGCGATCCATCGTCATACCACTTCGTCCAATTATCAGGCAATGACTGCAAGCGTTCGCATTCGAGTGGTGTAAGCTTTCTTAACTTCTGTCCTACGATGACTCCGTGCCTGTCTTGTGCTGTGATTGTAAATGACGGCTCATTGTGTTCTTTGATGCGTCGACCATTTTGTCTTTTCTCTTCGCGCTGTGGAGTAAGTACAGCTTTCACTTCAACGTAAGGTACATTGTTACCACCCGTACCCATGTTAGCTGTCAACGTTGGTGTGTAGTTCCCTTTTATGTCTCGGAAGTGTGTTCGTCTCCATTGAGTTGTTCGAACATGTCCTGCTGATTCGTCGATGACTGCCCGAGTTCCACCGCCTTTATAGTAGTGTGCGTCGAGCGTTGGTAAATAGTTTGTTGAAACCCGTTCCCCTTCTCCTTGTGTTTCTGCGCACGATCCACCATCCGTTGCATAGCACTCTCCGATAGGAAATACTTTTGGTCGGGTTCTGTCTCTAAGATTTGCGACAATAAATACTCGTTCCCGATTCTGCGGGACTCCGAAATTCTTGCTGTTAACACATTCCCATTGTACGTCATACCCAAGTTCATCCAACGTAGCGAGGATGACTCCAAAAGTTCTTCCATGGTCGTGATTAAGCAATCCTTTGACGTTCTCAAGGAAAAGATATGGTATTCGTTTTGCTTTAGCAATTCGGCAGATTTCAAAGAAGAGAGTTCCTCTTGTATCGTCTGTAGAGAAACCTGTACGGCGACCTGCAACGGAGAAAGTTGCACATGGGAATCCTCCAACAAGGAGGTCTGCATCGGGGATCTCTTCGGGTTCAATATCTCTAACGTCTCTTCCATCGGGTGTGTCCTTAAAATTGTGTTTGTATATGCGACGCGCTTTATCTTCGATCTCGTTAGACCAAACGCATTGGTGACCTGCGCGTTCCAACCCTAAGCGAAAGCCACCAATACCTGCGAACAGTTCAATAAATCTCATCGTCATCCATTTTCTTTTGCGCTTCTCTTTGTTGTTCTTTTTCTTCAGCGCGGTCATTGTCTTCTTTTAAATCGTCCGCCATGCGTTTGCAAATTTCTGCAATCAGTTCTAATCGAGTCATGCTACGCTCCCTTCACAATTGATTTAAGATCCTCCATAGCTGAGTCTTCAACCCAACCATTGACGGGTTTCATGAAACGCTTTGCAACTTTCTTAACGTCGTAACCAAGGAACTCTTCCCATTCTTTATCGACTTCACTGTTAAGCATCTTGACACGTTTGTGTGGAAGCCAACCCATTATGAGAGTTGTCCATTTATCTTTACGGCTTACTTCAATCGCAACATTGCGATGGTGATTCACTAATACTCTTGCCATGATTCGCTTTCCTTTCGCTTTTATAGATCGACATTGATCTAAATACAAGTATAACACAAAGTTAAACCCTTGTCAACCCCCTATTATATTTTTTTTTAGTTGATCCAAAAGGATTTTAGTGGTTTCGAGTAAATCGGATTCGTCAAACCCGTAGCGCTTAGCAAACCCTTTGGTTCCCAATCCGTGCACTCCTGTTTGTCCTCTGTGGTGTTCGACACAAAGAGGAATTGCATCGTAGTGGGATGCCTTGAGCCCGATGCCACGCGCTTTGATTCTTGGATGGTGTATTTCCGCAGGAGTTGCTCCGTAGCCAAGCCTTGCACATACAATGCAACCAAGCTGACTAAGAAGATCCAAGTGTTTCTTTTCATCACTTGTCATTCAGGTTGCTTTGCGGTTTTGTGAAGCTTCCAAGTTCTCATGATCTTTCGATACTCAGCCCAAATTTCAAAACCAATTAATAGAATGAATGCAAGCCACCAATACCAATCAGCTTTGAATGTATAAAGTAAAAATACTGCTACGAATTCTGCCATGATTAATTTTCTTTTCTAAAAGCTTCTTGGTGAGCTATATCATATTCTATTTGAAGTAAAGCAATCCAATCTCCAAGTATGTCAACCTTTAAAAGTGGTTCATTCTCTGACCACTTATCAATATTTCCAATATCACCTTCGCCTGTTTCAAAATTTGCTTTTAATGTTAGTTTTGCACCGCTCATAATTTTCTCCTTAATTAATCTTCACAGACGCCATTGCGACAAGCACGCGCAATGATTTCATGTTCTATATTCTCTAGCGCGTCTTGCGCTTCGTTGTCATCATCGATGCCGTGATGACTTTCAATAAGTCTTACAAGGTTTTTAAATTTTTCAAAGTCTACGTTTACATTATTTTTGAGTGTGTATGATGTGTAGTACTCTCTTAACGACACTTCATTCATTGGTTCTTGAATCATTTTTTTTCCTTTTTAGAAGATATGTGAGCTAAACGAATGCAATAAAATATCAACACAGCAAGTATGCGTTGCCATGTCCAATCAACGCCTGTGTAGGTATATCCTGTGATTGCAAAAAAGAACGCATCGAGCAATCCAACATAAATTGGAATGACTAAAATAAAAAAGAAAATCTTTTCAGAAAAGTCTAAAAATTTTTGTGTATTCATTATATGGTTATCTTTCCTTCAGCTCTTAAATTAGATTGTTCGGTTCTCCAAATATCAATCGCTGCTTGCGCGGCAATTAAATCCCATCGAAGCTTCTCTTCCTCTTCCATTGCAACTTTAATACCGTCAAGTAGTGCTCTGTATTCAGGATGCGCATAAGCCTCTCTTTCTTGTGCGCCAATAGCTGTTTCTAAACATTGTTTCATTAACATTGCTTTTAAAGATTTGCGATACTCTTCCAAATAATTTCTTTCAGCTTTTGCTTTAGCGTGTGCTTTAGCGTTCTTTAAAATGTAATCAACCGCTTTGTGTGGATCTCTAATTTCCATTACTCTATCTCCTCAATTTTCACTTTTAATTTACCCGCTTGATCCTCTGCCCAAAAAATTCTTAAATCGACAATCAATTGGTCGTCTTCATACACACCCGCATGCGTTAATGCATCGAGTGGAGCTTTTAATAAATTATCCAAGTCACGCTTTCGATTGTCAGGTCTCCACGCTTCTATGGTCATTTTGATTTTGCCTTTTAAATGCTTATTGCCTTTTTGTAAAATAATTTCGTCTGCCACGGCTTTTCTATACTCCCTTCCTTTTTTAGATATGAGCATGCGCCCTTGAAAATTTCTCCAATAAGTATTAACTGACGGCGGGAATGGCAGAATTAATTCCATCAATGCACCGCCGTACTTTGTGCAGGTACGCGCTCACGAATCGCTTTAGCAATCTCTTCGCTTTTAAGTTCGAGTGCAACCTTAGCGCATGCATCACGCTCTCTTAAAATAGAAAGCTCTAGCACCTCAGCAAACTCTTCCATTGTTTTAAGCATCTCTTGATTGTGTTCTTCAACAGTGATCGTATCTTTTTCAAACGAAAATGTTTTAGTGTTCTCATCAAAGACAAGCTTGGGTTCTTTCTTTTCTTCTTCAGCCATTATCAGCTCCTATGCCGTGTTTACGTTCAACTGCTCTTGCAAAATGTATTGGATACATTGGGTCATGAGGATTAATATCCTGTGCCAACATCCATACATCGTCTTCAGGTAGCGGTTTGTTTTTATACTCAGCTTCAATCTTTTTAGCTGTTTCTAAAATATTCATCGCGTATCCTGCTACTGCGTCGTTCTCAAGACTTTCGTCTTCAGGAACGTATAACTCACACATTGCCTCTAGTGCATCAAGCAATTGTTTGTTTATCATCTCGGTCATACCATTCATCCTCCTTCCCTCGGTTACCTCTTTGCCATTGATAAAGTACATCTTCCCTTAATTTTGAATCCTTATGATGTATTTCCCATCGAGCTAAGAACTCAAAAGCTTTGTCTCTATCAGCGATTCTTTTTTTAATCACATCTCGAACCAAACACTGATAAAGAAATTCTTTACTTTCGTTGCCTCTGTTTACGCCTTCCACAACTACAAAGTTATATTCTTTCAAAACGCACCTGCTGTATCAAATGCCATGGGCACGCCATTTTCATCTTCAATAAATTGTTGGCTGTCTTTGTGATAATACAAGTTATACCAATCTTCTACTTCACCGTTACGTTGCTTCTCACACATCAACATTGCATCAGGTGTATTCTCAACTGTTTCATTATTTCGAATCTTACGCTCTTTAGCTTTGTTTCTAAACATAAGCAAAACATTGTCTACTTGATCTGCAATTGCACCCGTGCCCTTGATGTCATTTTTGTTCGGCTTAACCTCTTCGCTTACTAATTTTCTAATATGATGAATTAAATGTATGTGTACATTGTGATCGCGAGCCAAAGCTGTCAGCTCATCCACAAAAGCTTTTTGTGAATTGTAATCATCTTCCCCTGCAACGCATTTCATAAGCGAATCAACAAAAATATGTGTGATGCCTAATTCAACCGCACAATATCTTGCAACAGATATGACTTGACTTGAGTTTGTTGTTCCTTGTTGATCGTATAACCATAGCTTTCCTGTAGAAAACTTTTTTAATCTTTCAAGATATTGGTTATTTACTTCTAACTTATTTTTTAAAAAAGGATTATCTAAGTCAGTGCCACTAAACTGTCTAGTCATGCGCAAGATAGTTCTTTTTGGTTTCATCTCAAAAGACATAATACAAACCTTTTGATCCTGCTTAATTAAACCTAATGCAATTTGACCTGTAATTAAACTTTTACCACTTCCGTTAGTTCCTGCATACAAAGTAACCTCACCGCTTCTAAAGTCAAACTCATTGATGGTTTTTGACCACGGCATGCCAATCTTCTTTACAACAACAGGGTTAGCTAAATCTTCTTTAAGCTCATCGATAAACACACTCGCATCTTTTACCTTCATGTGAGCTTCAGTGAGTTTCAAATACTGCTCGAAATCTATTTGCTCGCTATTCAATAATTCCACTTAACAATCCTTTGCTATCTATAATTTCAGTTTGTTTACCTTCGTTGTGAAAAATAAAAACTCGCTCAGGTAAA